CCCGACCCGTCCCACCTGAACGTCCAGACGTCGTAGTAGTTGCCTGGGCTTAGGCTGGCCGGAACCAGCCAGTCGACGAACCACACGCCGGTGCTCTCCTTCTGGGCGAAGAACGGGCCGAACACGGGGCCGCTGGACTCGCTGGACGAGAAGGAGCTTCCGCCGCTGCTGGTCGACATCTCGGTCTCAGACAGCGACGACGCCGACGAGGCGGTGCTGGAGGAGCTGGACTCCTGGTGCCAGTTGTTGTCAACGATCATGACCCGCGGCTGAGCGGCCGGGTCGTACAGTTGGCCGTCGTGCTCGAAGACGCAGTACAGCCTGACGAACTCGCCCTGGAGGGCCATTGTCCTTGTCATCACCGCTGGCATGTTTCAAAGCTCCTTCCTCTGGATCAGGCTTTGTTGACCTTCTGGAGGTACCTGTTTTCCGCGACTTCCCTGGCCTTGTCCTCAATCTGCTCCCAGACTTGGCCCCAGAGGTCGTCTGGCATCTCTCCTGGCTGTTCGACCTCGACCCTGTCGCTATCCGGATCACCTGAGATCTTTGCGGAGTATTCGAACTCCCAGTCTCGTCCTGCGACGTTCATATCGAAATAGCCCCTGAACGTGGCGGTGAGGGTGACGTCGTCATCGTCATACTGTGCCGTCTTGAGCCATCCGGCCTTTTGGCCAGCCTTTTCCCACTGCGACCTGGTGATCACCGCCTTTTTCGTTATGCCGTCGGGCTTTTTGCTGGCGGCGCGAAGTACCCCGTCGGCTCCCCATGTCAACGGCGTGGGGGTCAGTTTTTCAATCGGCCCCTTGTCCTTGCATGGACGGTGATAGACATAGTTCTCGGGATCGATGTATATGGACTTCTCCATGATCTCCCCCATGCAGTGCGGGCAGACCTCGAAGTCCTCGACCCTCGTTCTCTGCTTCTTGATGACCGGGGTTATTTTCAAGTCCATTTTGCTCTCCTCATCCGACATATGCGGTTACTTCATACCTGTCGCCGATCTTGCACCATGAGATGTGAAGCATAACGTTCGCGGGGAACACGGTATAGTCCGGCAGCACCGCCGCTAGGGATATGTCCGCCCTCTGGGAGGCTCCTTCCGGGTCGCCGCAATCCCGCCCGCCGATCAGCATCCCGCTCCACTGCGAGCCGTCGTCGTCAACCGGTATCATCCCGTTGGCGACCAGTGCGTCGAATATCCCCTTCAGTGGGATGGCGTCACAGAGCTTCTTGGTCAGCTCGTGGATGCTCCTGTTGGCCCGGTTCTTGGCCGTCGATCCTATGGCTCGCCTGCGGGCTGACAGGTTGACGACCGCTTCGCCTGGCTTCAGACCCCTCATCCTCAGAATGTGGGCATTCATTCTTGCGAGGTTCCCACCCTCTTCGCTGCCTACTCTCGGGTCAACCGGTTCAAGTTCCGCGAGCGGGTCGTCATCGACCGGCGTCTCGAACTGGGCCACCCGTATGCCGGCATACGGCATGGATCTAGGGAATGTGCGGCCCTCCTCGATCGCGGCCGCAGCCTTTTCGAGCCAAACCGACACCTGCCCTTGTGACAATATCATCATGTCAGAACTGCCTCGGGGACATCTGTTCCTTCCCCCTGATGTACTTCTTCTCCATCTTCGCCCTGCCGCAGCGCGGGCATGTCAGCCTTTCGCATGGCATCATCCTTACTGACCCCTTGGTGTGCCCGCACCACGGGCAGACGCAGTAGACCCCAGGGCCGCTGAAGAACTTGAACCTTTCGGCTCCGAACCCGGCGTCAATCCAGTCGGCCTGCATTCCGATTGCTTCCCACTGGCTTCTTGTCAGCCTTACCTTCATGCGGTCATTTCCTGAAGACCTTGAACGTGCTCCTGAGCTGTTCGGGAGTCATCACGTCGAGGCGTTGGTAGATGTAGTATGCCATCTGCTGGTCCTGTCCGGCATACTTCGCCCTCTTGTCTGACGACATCTCGGTGTCAAAACCCGACACGTGGTCAAAGACTGCCGCTACCGTGTGTGAGAAGCTGGATGACAGCATGGCGGCGATGTCGGACTTCAGCTGTTCCGGCGGGATCTCGTTTTCCGACGGGAGGTTCCCGAGAAGGTCGTCGTCGGCCAGCGTGTCGCCGAAGTCAACAGGGGGAGTGGTCGCCGAAGGCTCAGGATCCCCTGGGGAAGGGATGTCCGCCCCGGCCTCCGCATTGTTCGGCGGATCGGGCTGCTGAGGATCGGTCTGGGCAAGCTTCACTATTCCAGATCCAGAGCACCGGCAGCATTTCGCCACGCGGACTGTGCTGTCGTCCCAGCCAACCCCGCCGCACTGCGGGCATTTCCTGGTGCGCCTGTCGAGCACCTCTGGCAAGTCCCTTCCGAGAACCTTCTTCAGGTTGAACACAGTAGTTGTCGTTGTCATTTTCCTGCTCCTTACTGTCATTATCTGGGTCTCGCGACCACGTTCGAGCTAACCGCGGCGTTCGTCGCCGCATTCACCACAGCATTCGTTGCCGAATGCGCCGACACATTGGCTTTCCTGATCTCAGGGATCCTATCCCATATCCACGAAGTCATCTTAGAGAAGGCGATTATTGATGCGAACAGGACGTAAACAGCCAGAAGGATGGTTGCCGGCTTCTTGAGGTGTTCCTTCGCCGCCTCCAACGGGCCCCTCAGAACCTTCGACATGGCTATGACCGGCTCAAGCTCTTGGCGGACGGCCTTCATCTCACCAGCAACCCCGCTTGCGTCCCCGACCTTCCCGTCTATTTTCCCGAGCATCTCGTTGTACCCGTCCATATGGCCGTCAAGGTGCCTGATCGTGCTTACGATCTCGGAGATCTGTTGGGACCTGATTTCGCCGGAACTGTATATCCTTGTCGCCACCTCCTTTATTTCCGATATGTCGTTGTTGCATTTCTCGATCGCCTTCTCGACAGCGGCAAACCCCGACGATATTTTTTCCTTCGACTCACCGAGGGATCCCTCTATCCTGTCGAATGACCGCTCGAGCCCGGCGACATCCTTGGACAGGTCGGCCGTGCCCTTGGCGTTACCGTCGGAAGCCCTGACCAGAAGCTCGTACTTGACCGCGAGCTCCTTGAGGGAACTTCCCAGCGAATCCAAAAGCCTGTAAAAAAGCTGGACGTCATTGTTACTCAGCATATTCGTGCACCGGCTTGACAGCCTCCAAAATGCTAGATATTTCGGAAAACTTGCTCGTCATCATCGAAAGCATCTCTCGGTTCCTCTGGGACGCCTTGACAAGCAGGGCTATCAGCCTTCCAAGGCCGTACAGAGCCTTGACCTCCTCCTCGCTCCAGTAGCGTCCGTTGACGGTGCCGAAGCCCATCACGCAGAGGCTGTCGTCTGGGAACGCTATCGGTATGAGGACGGCCGTGCCGACTATCCCCTCGATTTCGGGGGTGATCAGGGGCTTGACCTCCGCGGGAAGCTTGGCTGGCTTGCCCCACACCGGCTTGCCGTCGATCGTCCAGTCGAGCACCCCTCTTGCCGATTCTCCAAGGCTGATGCGTTCGGGGAACTGCCTCAGCCCGGTAGTCTCCCAATAACACGACAGGATGGCGTCATTCCGTTCCATCCGGTACAGGAACGCCGAATTCAAGCCGAGTTTCGTTCCGACATCCTCAAGGGTCTCGTGGACGTCAACGAAATCCTCCTCGAGTATGGCCCTTGACAGGTTGGATTCCAGCCTGAGGATCCTATTGGCCTTTTCAAGCGACCTGCTGCTCTTCCTGAGCTTGCATTCGGCGGTTTTCTGCTCCGTAAGGTCAACCGCGAATATGCAGATGGCTACAACGGCCCCGTTCTCGGTCTTGTAGGGAGCCATGCTGGACATGACCCATTTTTCGGTCCCGTTGGACGCCTTCACAAGTTCGACCCCTCCCTGAGCCGCCTCCCCCGTTTCGAGGACCATCCTGTAGTTGCCGCAGAATTCGGTCTCCCCTGGGATGAATATGTCGCAGATGTTGTGCCCCTCCACCTCGGATGCCTGCATCTGGAACGTTGACAGGGCGGCCGGATTGGCTCGGATGATGACCCCGTCTTCCCTGACGTGCCATATCATCGCGGGAGCCCTGTCGAAGAAGCTCCGATACTGTTCCTCAAAGGAGTCCAAAGTCATAGCGCTGTCTTCCGATCTCGCGTTAAACGTCCAGAACCTTGTAGACCACCTCGTATGCGACCGTTGCTGCGACGGTGTTTGCTGTCAGCACGAAAGCGTTGTCAACCGTCATCGAGACAACATCCGTTGCCACGATGTCAGTGTCGGTTGAGGCTGAACCGACTATGTATCCTGTCAGCTGCCCGAGACCCATCACGGGGGTGTCGCTGGTGATGGATGCCGCCGGGCCAACATCCGCGGTTAGGCCGAACAGGTTCCCGGCCCTGCTGTTGCGGTTCATGGGGACTGTGACATTGACGTTGTCATATGAGAACGTCTTCCCTCCGTTCGCCGTTATTGTGAAGAGGCCGGTCGACGCGGCGTAGCTGACCGTGAACGGAGTTGCGCCCTGTGCGACGAATGCGGCGTTGGCGTCCAACCTGGCCTTCAGTTCGGCCGCCAGCGTCGTGCCGGTGTAGACGCCCTGGTTCAGGACGATGTTCTGGGATCCGGTTGTGTTCGGCCTGAACCATATGGTGTCGTTCTTTCCGGTGACAACCCCCGCATCTATGGCGATGGCGCCGAGATACGTCTTCGCGACGGCGTTGCTGAAATGCAGGCTCACGCGCCTGATCTCCCAGCTCCTCGGACTCCAGCATGTCACGTTGAGCGGGGTCGCGGTGATGTCCTGCATCCCCCTGAACGAATACAGCACGTCGGGCTTCTGAAGCTTGTCGACGACGTGGGTCCTCATTTTCACAACGCTGTCGGGATAGAAATTTATCGACATGGCCAACTCCTTGTTTTCATAAGACCGCAGCTCAAACGGAACGGTTCTTCTCCCCTCTTATTCACGAAAAGGGGCCGTCAAACCTTTTTCAACTTTCAGGTTAGACGACCCCGTCTTATGCCCTAGGCGGCAATCACTTCTGAGTCGGCATGGTCTTCAGGAGGCTTTCCATACCCCTGTCGTCCCCGAAAGGCACCTCCCCGTCCCTGTCCTCGACGTCTATCGTCTTCCCGTCGTCCTCGACGGACGGGGCGTCGCCCATACCCATTCCCCTTTCGGCTTCGCGCCGCGACCCGAAGACCTTGAGGCCCCTCCCGTCGTCGTGCTGGCCGGACATTGACTCGTAATACTTCACATATTCAGCTCTGGTTGAGAAGCCGATCTTGCCGGTTTCGATGCACCATCTCAGGTCGTTGCTGTCCCTGACCAGCTTGGCTGGGAAGCGAGATAGGTCGCACGCCTCGCCCGGCTGGAAGCAGACGGATGACTGCTCGCTCAGGGGCATGTCCTGTATGACCAGACAGCTCTTGAGCAGGTTCTTGACATAGACGTGTGTGGACATCCTTGGGATGTTCTTGAAGGCGGATATTGCCGCCTCGCGGGCTTCCTTGCTCATCCCAGCCTTGGGAACGACGACTTCCCTGTCAATGTCCCTAACCTCGGCGACCGCCGCCATGAGGTCGTCGTATGACATCACGGCTTTTGCGTCGTCAATCGCCTCCGGCCGCCTCTGGGGTTGGGGCTGCGGCCTTTGGACTGGTGGAATTCCGCCGACAACAGGCTGCTCGCGCGCCTGAGGGCTCGGCTGCCTTACTTCCGGAGGAAGAGGCTGCGGCTGAACCTTGCTCATCGGATGAGGATCACCAAGGCTGGAGTCTGCATCCGCATGAGCCAACATCTTCTTCTCAAGGGCCGATTTTCCGTCAACGTTGGCCGACCCGCTAAACATGCTGATGTTTGGATGGCCAGACCCGATGCTGGGAGTGTCCTCCTCGGCCGAAACCACCTTGAATATGAGGCTGGTTTCGCCGACGGAATTAAGTGCCGCTGGGCCGATGCCCTCGGGAAGGACTATCCTCATCATGCCCCTTCCCCTGTTGCCGCGGATCGAGTCGATGTGTATGGATACCGGTTCCCCTGGCTCGACGAACTTCTCCAGCTTCTTGCTCAGCGTAATTTCGCACATCACCATGCAGTTCATTTCCGTTCCTCCTTTTCAGCAAGTTCCGAAAGCCTTTCCAATATCCTGTCAACCGTGTCGTCCCAAGTCATGGTCTCAACGACCTTTCGGCGGAGTTTAGCCGCCTTCGCCGTCGCCTGCGACTTGCCCTCGTAGATCGATCTCATGACCCTTCCGAGTTCGGTTATCGTTTTGTCCCTGAAAATCGGGAACTGCTGGTTCTCGTACCATCTGCAGCTTTTGGCCATGTCGGACGCCGATCCTCCCGTCGCCACGCTCGTCTCGTAGCCCTCCGGATCGATGAGGAACGCCTCGTCCGCCGAAAGGTAGGACGACTGGGCTGTGCAGTTCGTGGTGATTACCGGAAGGCCGCATGCGGCGGCCTCAAGGATGGGCAGGCCGAACCCCTCGCCTCTGGACATGAGGACGAAGGCCGAGCAGGCCGTGTAGAGCGACGCAAGCTGCCCGTCGGTGAGCATCTCGTTCTGAAGCATGACGTGAGGCGGGTTGGGGTTTTTCGACGCCCGAACATACAGCCTGATTTTCTCAACGATGTCGTCGGGCTCGGGAGCCCTCCCCTTGTTAAGCTTCGACGATATGATGAGGGAGACGTCGTCATCCGCAGAGAACTCCCTTAGGTAGGCCTTCAGCAGGATGTCGTAGCCCTTCCTGAGGCCCCACCAGAAGACGCTGAGGAACCGGAACGACTTCACATACGGCGGGAGCTGCATCGGAGTCGTGTCGGCACGGAACGTGTTCTGGTCGACGCCCAGCGGCATGACGCTGATGGGCACGTTGACGCCGCTCCGTTCCATGATGTCCTTGAGGTACTGGCTGGGGACCCACGCCTCGCTGCCAAGGTTGACCCTTTCGGCATATTCGGGGTGCACGGCGTTTGAGCTCTCGACCATGGTGTAAAGTATCTTCCTGCCGCCGTGAGCCATTAGCGACGGGATCGTCATGCCGAAGATCTTCGGCTCCTTGCCGGACGTCGTTTCGCGCGTCATGGCTCCGATCATCTTGGCGTCGGAGGCGGACACCTGTTCCTGTTCGCCAGTTGTCTCGACCTTTACCCTGACGCCCCTCGTCCTGAGACGGAACGCGATTTCCCTGTTCATCCTTGAAAACCCGCTGTTGGACAGGAACGGGCCGGCGTAGGTGACCTCCAGCTTGCTCCTAGCGGGAGGCCTAGGCTTCGGATGGTTGGCCATGTCGAGCATTGCGCGTTCGGCCAAGCGAGCCTGTTTCTGCTTCAGTTCGTCAAGCTTCTTTTCCTTGATCGCCTCGTCCATCTCCTTCCTTGAGCCGCACAAGTTGCGGGGCAGGTCGTCGACGAATCTGCTTGCGGGCTCCTCGGCAGGCTCGTTGCGTTCGCCCTTCCGGGCCAAAGCGGAGCCTTCCCAGGCCAGTTCATATGCGGACTTCATGGGTGCCATGCAGGGGATTATACAACCGCGTCAGCTCCGCGGCCTCTTGATTATCACGGAGACGCCTGATTCCCAGCCGAGGTACGGCTGAGAGAGGTCGAGGATCTTGATGACCTTGTTCTTGTGATACATCCGCTGAGCCTTGTCCCTAGCCCACGGCCACGACTTCTCGTTGACCTGCATGTAGACGGAGGACTTGTTCCTGTCGGCAAGGACCCTGACGCCGCCATGCGACACAACAAGGCCGACGAGGCCCTCTGGGTCGGAGGACAGCTTGTGCTCGAAGATGAACGGGTTGATTCCCAGAATGGAGCATATGATGTCCCTGTGATCCTTGGCGGTGCTGAAATGGTTCAACCCATGGAGCATCACCCCTCCTGGGAGCATCCAATAACAGCCGTCCAACGTCTTCGACGACGGGTTCGCCGACATGTCCATGGTCTGGATGCTCTTGCCAGTCAGCTTGCGCCATATGTATCCGACGGATCTCTGCAGAAGAGACAGTTCAGCGTCGTCCATCGTTGTGAGTATGGCCTGGCGGGACGGGAGGTTGTCTATGAGACGCAACATCTCCTTGTCCATCCCGTCGCCGTTGTCGTGTCGGGAAAGCCTTATGGAGTCGGCAAACGTGGCGAGCTGGACGGCATCCAGTTCGGTTTTTGACGCCACCGATATTTTCACAAGACATCCTCCGTTCCGACAATGGCCTCGACAGCCTTCCGCTCGTCTCCGGACAGCCTGTCGCGCACAGCCCTCATCGTCACATTCGTTATTCGCGGGTCAAGGGCATAAGCCCTCCGTAGCAGAGCCATGTCGTCGCATGCCAGAGCCTTGCCAGTCAGCACCTTGGAGGCGACCGACAGCGACAGCAGGTCGGGGTTGAAGAAACGCCTTTCGGACGCCTTTTGCGCCAGCCCGCTCAGCTCCTCAGACATCGATCCGGTAACACCCAGCATCTCGGCTTTCGCGGCCGTGCTCAGACACAGCACGAGAGCGTCATCGTCGTCGGGATATTCGCCGACTAGCTTTTTGGCTACTGAAACCGCCTCGCACGGCCTTATGCGAATCAGGGCCGAGATCTGCTCCTTCCTCGTGTCAATCAGCGTCTTCGGAGCGGTTCCAGCTTTCACGTTCTTTTCATTCTGCATGTCTTGCCCAGCCTATTCCTTTTCGTAAACGAATTCGAAGAACCATTCGAACGAGCACCGCACCGGCCCGCAAGGCCTAGGCGGAGCCTTTTCCATGATGGCTACGAACTTGGACTCAAATCGAGAGCCGGTTTTCAGGCCGACCGATATGTTGTTCGGGTCGTCGTTGTGCTCGCGCCAGTTGACACCAGGGAACGGAATGGTCGGCTCCACAACGTCGTCAAGGGAGTCGAAGACCCCTATGAAGAACGTCTGGTTCACCGGATAGCTGCCGTCGTTGACGCGAGTCAGGCCTATCTTGACGTTGGCGACCTGGGACGCCCCCTCGACAACCATGTTCACGACCCTGATGGGGCTCTTGGACTGAAGCGCGACTGGGCCGAAGAAGACGGCCGAGGCGTCATCCGACACCACCGTCTTGGAAACGGGGTCCCATTCTCGCGTCCTTACCGTAACGGCGAGTTCGCCGAGCGACGACGAAGACGACACAGAGAACGAAGATTCTGAGGAAGAGGACATCTCATTCCACCTCTATGGAAGCGTTGCCGGTTTTCTCGTCAACCCTTAGCCTAACCACTGAGCCTCCAGCGGTGCGGCATGCGATCCACCGGCTCTCTATTTCGGCGACTCCGCCGGCCAGCGGCACGCTGGCCGTCTTAGCCTGCATATATTCGGGTTGCCGGTCTGGCAGGCTGAACTGCCTGCCGTTGGAGACGAGGCTGAGGCGGACGACGCGGCTGCGGATTTCACCCCATCCGCGGTCGCGTTCCCCCACGACAGTGCCGTCGTCGAGAGTAGCCATCCACATCGAATCACCGTGCAAGGGGGACATTACCTGTCAAGGAACGTGGATCCGCATTTCGGACACGATCCTGCTCCGAACGCCTCGGGCCTGTTGGCGTAGCTGCACACCTTGCAGACCACCATTGCCGCAGGCGAAGCTTCCGGGGCTTCGGGAGCCTGTTCGGCCTTCGGAGACGCCTGTGCGCTCTTCTCAAGCTCCTGAGCCTCCATGCCCCATCCCTTGTCCTTTCCGATCTTTTCCCATTCGGCCTTCGACATCGTCAGAACCACCTTGCCGTCTTCCTTGATCATTTTCTTCATAAACGTTTCTCCTGCGGTTCACATGCCGCAAACTATCATTCGGCAAAAAGGTCGCTTTCTCCTTGTGTCCCGACCGTCGGCTTGTGATCCAAAACGGCCGTCGAATTCAGCCTCTCCTGGGCCACCTTGAGCCATTGCGGGTCGTTCTCGACGCCGATCCACCTTCTGGCATACATCTTGGCTGCTACAAGGGATGTTCCTGTCCCGCAGAACGGGTCAACCACGAGGTCCCCGGGGTTCGAAGAATAGAGGACGAATGGGATCACCACGTCAAGCGGCTTCTGCGTCGGATGTCCGAGCGATTCCTCGGATCTGTGTATGTTCCTGCAGCGCACGACGCTGCGCGGAAGCCGCATCCCGTCGTCGGAATATGAGCTGTTGTTCGCCCCTAGGAACTGCGTCGTCGAGTCCTTCCTCCTTTTGACGGACTTGTCGCCGTGGGTGGTCTTCGGGACTCGTATGGCCTCCAGATTGAACGTCCTGGCGTTTTTCCGCTTGAAGTTCCATATGTTCTCGTGGACCTTCCTGAAGGTACCAACGGTGCAGCCGCCGGCGTTCTGTTTCTCCCAGATTATTTCTTGGCCCCAAACCCATCCATTTGATATTGAGGCCAAATACACATCCATAGCCCATGGCATCCGGACAAAACACCAGCATTGGCCAGTATCACCGCACACTCTGCCCAATTCGGACATCAATAGATTCCAATCCGGCCTGACATCCCATGTGGCTGGGGTCACTCCATAAGGAGGATCCATACATACCAAATCAACGGAGCCAGATGGTAAGTGGGGTAACGCATCTTCCCATTTTGCGTTAATTATTACGTTTTCCATATTACCCCACCATTATAGCGATACTGGCTAATATGTATCAAAAGATTTTTAGAAAAGAGGATATGATCATAATCACTGAGTATAATAAGGAATATGAGATTCAATATTAGATTTGTTAACTGCAAACGGTGCGGCCATAAATGGGTTCCTAGAAAGCGTGAAATTGTACTTTGTCCAAAATGTCATTCGGCATATTGGGACAAAGAGCGAAAACCATCTATCTAAACCAAGATTGAGGGAAAATGAACATCACATTAGAACAGCAAATCGTTGAACTTTATGATGTTGGAAAATGGACACTGCGTCGGATAGCTAGTCATTTTGGAACCAATCACCACAGCATAAAAAGAGTCCTTATCAAAAATGGTATTCCTATAGACGGGGCCGCCCGCATAAGAAGACCCATGAGTCAAGCGACTCGCAATAAGATATCCATTGCTCATAAAGGATTGATCCCGTGGAGCAAGGGCAAAAAAATGTCATTAGCCTTCAGACAAGAACAAATGATCATCAAACTCAAGACCGACATTGATTTCACTAAATATACCGACTTTGACCGACTCATATTCTTGACCAAAGTAACAACCAGACACATTCAGGCCGTCAGATCTCAAAGCATCAACAGATGGGTGTTTGTAGACAAATTCTACAATGATCCTTCGTTTGTAAAGTTATATTCATTGTGGATAAACAGCGGCAAAAACAAATGGCTCTACCCATCAATAGACCACATTCATCCGCGGAGCAAGGGAGGAACCTTTTGCCTTGAAAACTTGAGATTTGTCTCTTGGTTCGAAAACAGAGCCAAGGCGGATATGACAGAAGATGAATGGACGGCCTTTAAGAAATCTACCAATACTCATTCTGATCTTTTCCAGTAAGCTTGTGATCAAAATGAATTGCCCCCTTGTTGCCCGTCATATCCCATTCTTGGTTGGATAGCCGATTGCTGACGTATTCGTTCGGTAGTCTACAACCTAAAGTTTTCCAATGCCCAAGACACCGTCTTGACTAGACTGCCACCACAGAGCCACACAGAGCCACACAGAGCTGTATGGAGCCGGGATTGGTAGGACATCCTCCCATCGGCCGCCCAAGATGGCATTACGGGGTTCCATTGGGTCATTATACATTCGGGAGGGTAAGGAACCGTTCCTGTCGAATGATAAGACGGGGAGGATGGAACATGGTGACAGCCATAGAGTACGTCAACAGCATCATTGGCAGATGTCCTGACTGCGTCAGGGACGTGGACGACAGCCACCATCCCAACAACAGGGACTGCCCGTGGTACAGGCCGCTGAGGGTGGCGATAGTCGAAGTCGAAGAGGCTGTCAGAACACCCGCCTCAGATAGCCCTTCGGGTTCCAAGTTATGAGAAACGACTCCCGATCCCTGTCAATGGCATAGTCAGGGTTCTCCCTCACAAACGCCTCTACGGCCTCGTAGGGCCCAGGTTTCGGCCCGACATCAAGGCCGTGCCGGCAGATGCCGTCCTCGACGATGAAATAGTCGCCCACCTTGAGCAGCGGCGAATACGTCCACAGGACCTTCAGGGTGTTGGCAAAGGTGTGCGAGCTGTCGTCTATGACAAGAACCTTGGATCCTGGGTCAACGATCCCCATGACCTCCGGGAATCTTGAGCAGGCGTCGCCTTCGACGAAGCTGATCCTGGGGTGGCTCCTGACGCTCTCGTGAATTCCGGCGTGCGACAAGTCAACCGCCACGACCCTTCCGTGCCCCAGCAGGTCGCAGGTGTGAGCCAGCGAAAGCGTGCTCCCTCCGCATGCGTTGCCTATCTCAACGATGAAGTCGGGGCGAGCCTCGCAGATCAGCTCGCGGTAGACCCAGTGGTCAATCGGGCTCTTCATAGCCTTGACGCCGAAATAAGTCGTCCGCTTCTGGATGCGCTCCTGCATGGCCGCAAGGACGTCCCTCAGCGGCATGTCGAGGCTGTCTTCAACGTAAGCCATATTTCCACACTAAAGTTGGGAGGTTTATTGTGCAAAATCGGGTTATTGTCGGGGCGGCAGGTCATTTGGCCGAAGGGGGGTATCCCATGTTCCCCTCCGAGGGGAGCTTGCGCAGTTCGGCGCCTGGGATGGGCTTGCCCTCGCGCTTCCTGACCTCCTCGCTGTGGGCCCACGACCCCTCATAGGGGATGGCGTTGGTGCTGACGGCAAGGCCGCAGCCGGTGCACTCATACAGGCCCTCGCGGCCGGAACGGTGCCTCCTGAGAACGGGGTGACCGCAGTTGGAGCATCTGAGCTTGGCCGCCTCTGTCCGAAGGCCTTCGTCGGCGTCTGCCTTCTTGGTCTTCTTCTTGCCCTTGTGCTGGTACGACGGCCAGTTCTTGCACTCTGGGAACATCTGTGTGTCCAGGTGCTTGCCCTTGCCCGCCGGCCAGAAGCCGCCGCAGTCCATTGCCGAAAGCTTGAATATCCTCATCCCGCACCATCCTCAGCTGATGAACTCGACCTTGGTCGCCTTGTGTATCGTCTCGTCGGACTTTTCGAACTCCTGCCCGATGTAGTACGACTCGATTTCGTCCTTCGTGCCGTTGATCGTTGTGCCAATGGCCTGTCCGTCGTCGAAAAGGACGTGGACGAACCTCCGTCTTGACACCTTGCGGTCTGGGTCTCGGAGAGCCGCCTTGCCCTCCATCAGATCCATCTCCTCGTCGGTGTAACGCTCCCCGCCGTCGGCGATCCCGTCGTCATGGATGACCTGCGCGACCTTCCCAAGCTTGAATATTTTCATTGTATGTCCCTCATTTCACAACGTCGTATCCGTAGTCCAACCATCCGGCGACCGGGACGCCCTCGACCGGAGACTTGCCCATTCCGTACTTCAGTGAGACGGCGTCATATCCCAGGAGCCTCAGCGCGACCACCATCTGGCTGGAAGTGTGGCCGACATAGCAGACCAGCAGTATCTTTCCGTCCTTCGGGAGCTTCTTGAGGTTCGCCTCGTCCAGCAGATCCATCCAGAAAATGTTCTTAGCCCCGGCGATGTGCCCCTTGGCGTAGTCCTCGGGCTTCCTGATGTCAACGACGTGGTACCCCTTCGTCCCCTTCTTGTGCAGATCCTCGGGGGTGACGTAGTTCCAGTCCTTGCCCGTCCCCTTGACGAACTTCCTGAGGGATTCGAGGACGCAGTCCCCGCCCTCCTCCATGGCCTCAAGCATGTCGTAGTAGTTCGCGAACTCGACAAGGTGATCCATCGCTATCTCTCGGGCAACCTTCCTGTCCGGCGTGTGCTCAAGCTCGACCTTGACGCCCTTCTCGATCTGCTCCTCGATCTTTGAGGCCGGTACGCCGTGCAGCTTCGCTATGTCCTCGACGGTCATGCCCTCCGACTTGCCGCCAGGAACCATCTCCTTGTCCTTGGCGGACGCCTGAGCCCTCTGCAGCGACGGGGACGGCAGTTCAGGAACCATCGGGCGCAGTTCGCGGTCAAAGACGGTCTTGCCCTCGGGGACCTCGACATCCTCCGGCACGCCGGGTTTGGGCATGAGCGCCTCGGCCGGCATGTGCCTCCTCGTAGCGTCGAACGCCTCGCTCATCGCCTCGTTGAACATTACGCGGGCCTCACCGACCGTCCTCCCGTTGAGCTGGCTCAGGTTGATGTCCACCAGCTTAAAGGGATAGGTGAACAGGTATATCCTCCGAGGCTGGCCGCCGGGGCCGTCAACCATCGCCCAGACGATCCTGTTGGTTCCGGCCTTCAGGAATATCACCTCGTTGACCATGAGGTGCGAGTCGGGAAGGAAATCAATGTTCGGGAGCATGGACTCCCTGTTCATCGCCTTTTTTTTCATCCCTGCGTCAAAATTCGGGAAAGCCCTTGTGATTATCATGGTGTCCGGCCTCCAAGCTCCCTATTTATTCCCAAACGGGGCGGCCGAACCCTTTTGCGGTCACCTGCCAAGTTTCCTGCACAGGGCGTCGGCCTGATCCTTGGTGAACAGCAGGAAGTGGCCGCCGGGGCTCTTGGAGCACTCGACTTGGCCGTTCTTGATGTAATAGATGGCACGCCATTTCTCCCTGTCGTTTTTCACGATCTGGCACAGGTGGATCTGGGAGAGCCACTCGGGTATGCTGAACTTGTGGCTGTAGCACGGGATCGGGGACTTCGGCCCGACGATCTCGAAAAAGCGGCCGATTGACTCCGATAGGATACCGATGTCGTTCTTACTTTTTTCCCTTGAGCAGACCAACCCCAAGGCGGCCAATTTGGGGATAAGAATATTCTCTATATCGGTTGGAGAAAATGCACAAGTTGCAAGTCTCAAGTGTGGGATATTGTGTTCAGGATCATAACAGAAGCTGCCGTCCCCAAGATACCAAAGCAAAAGGCTTGTCGGGGTGATTCTGACATCATCAGGAACTACTTTTTTGCCATTAGGATACCAGCGTTTTGCTTGCTGGACAATATCAGGATGAGTCAAACTGTAGCTTAACCAAGATCGGTTGGGTCTTCTGGTACAGACTTCCCCAGATTGTTTTGGTTTAGAAAGCTGATATTTTTTAAGACCGGAAACCGCATAGATAGTCCACCCCCTTTCTACAGATCCCATAGAAAACCTAGCATTCATAAAGTCATTCTTTCGAAAACCAATGGATCCGTCGCCAAGTAAAAATCCATCAATCCATTCAATGGTGGCTTCATCAATATAGGTCTCATTTCGATCTAGTGTGCACCTCGCCATAGAAATGCTTTGTGATTTGTTGCGTATGGGTATGTTGTAACGAACCAAAGACCAATACACCAAAGCAGAACTTACTTTAATTCCCAATAACGATTCGCTATCCTTAGCGATTTCAGTCGTTGACTTTTGTTGTATGACATATTGTTCATACAGTTTGTGTTCGTCAATTTTTTTCCGTGGCGGAGGCATAAACAATCTCCTTGATTTATTAATTCTACACCATAATATAACTAACCTTCTTTTTTATTGTCAATAGATTAAAAAAAAGAACCCCCAGCATTTCTGCCGGAGGTTCTTTTTATTTTCAATCGAACAACGGCGGATTAGGAACCGACGCTGACTTCGACTCTGGCGATGGCGTAGTCGTTGACGATCACGACGCCCACCTCCTCGTACACAACCCAACCCAGCCGCAGCTTTTTGGGGTCATCCGCGGGCAGGACCGTGATGTCCTGGCGTACCGGGAACGCTCCGACGTACTCGGCGGGGGCCATGACGAACACGTACGTGGTCGGCACCCTCGAGCTGACATGGATGTCAGCCGTGAAGATGTGACCAAACAGTCCGGTCGTCAGGACTTCCTTCATCGTTGCCTGGTCGAACACAGTCTGTCCCCAAGCCCTGATGTCCGCATAGCGGAGGGCGTGGCAAACGACTTTGCCGACTGTCAGGTCGTGGCTCTCGACCGCGGCGAAGGCCTGGTTGAGGGCCTGGATGCTCAGGGCGCCGCCAGTGGACACGATCAGGTTCGCCGCGACGGCCGCGACGGCCGTGTTGATCGCTGCGAAAATGTTGCTGTCCTCTTCCTTCTGGATGGCTTCCTTGGCCTTGATCTGGGCGCGGTCCACGATGTAGAACCGGCGGGCCTTCACTTCCGAGATACGGACGGTCGGATTGACCGCGATCTCGAATGTCGGGACGAGGATTTCCTCGCCTTCGACGATATTGTCGGGCACCGATCCCCTGCGGGAGACGACCCACGCCGTAGCGCGGACGTCCTTCTCATAGCGGGCATAGGCGCCTTGCGGCAGCTCGTCCACCAACAGAAGCTTGCGGCCGACCGCCTGGTATTCCAGGGCCCTGCGGATCGGTTCCACCATCGCCTGTGCGAGCGCGACACGACCTTCGGGAGTGTCCATCGCCTGAGCGATGAGCTCTGCCCGCTTTTCATTGACTGCTTTCTTGTCCAACATTTGCGTTCTCCTTGCTTGAGTGACCTTGTTCTGGTTAGCTCAAACTCTGTTCCACACCGGACTCTGGATGCTTAGATCAGCATCTTGAATTCGATGTACGTGTTCGCGTTGTCCCCACCGAGGGCCATGTCTCCGTTGATGTCCGTTCCGGGCACTCCCGAGGGGTAAACCCCGGCAGCCCTGGTCAGCATAGCGACAGTCGAAGTCGACTTGACAGTCGCGTGGTCGAAAGCCAGCACCCCGTCGGTGTTAACCTTCAGGTAGCTGCCGACCGCGGCCGCGTTCAGGGCCGTTCCGGCATTCGTGAACTGGTCGGTGGCGAACTCGCCGCCGCCGTAGTACACGGTGATCTTCGCCGAGGCCTTCGTCTCGTTGAAGCCATCCGACACCCTGTTCTGCCAGCCGGTCTTGACGCCAGGCATGGAGGAGGCTGTCGAGCTCTTGGTGTCGCCGGCGACTCCGAGAACCTTCGTAACCGCCCCTGCCGTCGCGTCAACCCTGCGCACGCCCAGCACGCCGGTTCCCAGGAAGACCCACTGGCCTTCCTTGATGTCGGCCGGTGCTGATCCACCACTTACCGACGTCGTGTTGTCGACGGGGTACATGGCGGCCACCACATGATATTTCTCTACTAAGGCCATGATTTTCTCCTTGTTGTTCGTTCGTTCGCTCAAAACCGCTTCGGGATCCGCCAGCGTCCGCATTCAGCCGTAGTGTTCGAATGTCGTTTGAGCCGTCCCTTGAGCCATCCTAGTTCCCCGTCGGTGATACTTCGCGTCGTTCGGTCTGCCGCCACAGGCGGCTTCACAACCTACCTATTCTCCGAAACCGGTCCGGATTCCTTCCTTTTGTGTCGAAAAAGTGATGCGATTCTGTTCGGGGGTTAAAAAAAGAAGCCCCGCGGCTTCCCGCGGGGCTTCCAAACCGTTGGCTTGTGCCAAGTTGCTGCTACTTCTCCTCGTCCTCCCTGATGGCTTCGTTCAGCTTGTCGCTTCCGACGGTGAACGCCTCGGCGAGCTGGTCCTTCAGGGACTTCGGCTGCGCGGGCGCGTAGGACGACGCCTCTTGGACGATCGGGGTGCTCAGAACCGGTCCAGACTGCTTCTGGGGCTGGGCTGACGCGGAGCGGAACATCCTCTCGGCGAACGCCTCGATCCTTTCGAGCTCGAGCTTCGACAGGTCGTCAATGACGGCCTCGTGATCGGACTCGGCGACCTTGCCGAGCGCCACCAGCTTGGACACGACCTGGCAGGCCTTCTTGTACCTTGCGATCGAGATCTTGTCCATATGCTTCTGGTGCTTCTCGGCGATGACCGTTCCCTTGATCTTGTCACTGATAGGAGGCATGCCCTTCTGGACATTGGCCTCGTCGCCCATCGTGGCGCTGTCGATCGGGAGGTCAGGCAGGTCTGCCTTCACATCGATGTTCTCGGGCCCCTCGTTGCCCATGCGGGCTCCTTCGGGCGACCTCGGGATGTTGGGCTTGTTCTCCTTCACGTCGACGTTGTCGGGGCCTTCCTTGCCAAGGGTGGCCTTCCCGCGGGGGATGCCAGCCTCGACCTCGCCCTCGATCTTCTCGACCTTGACGGGCTTGGTGGCTTCCTTGGTCAGTTCCTTGCCCTTCTCGGCGATGACGGTGCCCTTGATCTTGTCGCTGACCGCAGGCATGCCCTTCTGGGTCTCCTTCTCGCCGCCGATCAGGGAGCTGTCGATCGGGAGGTCAGGCAGCTCGGCCTTCACATCGATGTTCTTCTCGCTCTCGCCGCCCATCCTGGCCTTCGTTCCGCCTTCGGGGATGTTGGGCTTGTTTTCCTTGACGTCGATGTTGGCGGGGCCTTCCTTGCCCAGCGTGGCCTTGCCGCGCGGGATCTTGGCCTCGACCTCGCCCTCGATGTTCTCAACCTTGACGGGCTTGGCGGCCGTCTTCACGGCCTTGTCCGATCCGGCCGCGACCGCGACTGGCGTCTCGGGGATCCCTGCGGGAGCCTCGGGGGCGGCCTGTTCGGTCTGCGTGGTCAGCTGAGCCTGGACGTCGGCGGCGACATCCGCGGGCAGCTCGATCGTGACGAACTCCTCGGCAGGTGCCTCGGGAGCCATGGGGGCGCCGATGTCCTCGTCGAGGTCAACCGGAGCCGCGGTCTGTGCTTGCTTTGTCATTGCGTCATACCTTTCTTTCATGATTCTCAACTCATCGATTGAGAATTCCTTCGACTCCCCGAAGGCCATGATGAAGCCGTTATCGTCGGCCTCGGTGGCGTACTTCTTCTTCAGGGCGTTGCAGATCGTCTCCGCCTGGGCCTGCGTGTACTTCTTGCCCACGTGGTCCTTCATGCACTGCTCCATCGGATCGGGCTGGGCGTACACCGACGCCAGCTTCTCGAGGTGCCGCACCTTCCTGAGGCCGAACGCCTCAAGCTGGTCGCAGACACACTTCGTCAGCGGCTTGCCCTTGCAGGGGCCGAATGTCGCGACGGCGTTCGAGCCGTACTTCTTGGCGATCCTCTCGACGCAGTTGGCCATCGGGAAGGCCGTCTCGGGCTTCGCCGAGTTGACTCCGGCCGTGTGGATCATCTTGGCGACCTTCACCCTGGCCGAGAACTCGTTGGCGGCCTTCTTGCATCCGCCGCATCCGACCTTGGAGACCTTGGAGGGCTTCAGGACCCATGCGATCCTCATATAGGTGTCGGAGGGGTCGTCCTTGTTGACGACGATGTCCTTCTTGACCTCGGTTTCGCACTTCGGGCAGATATACCGCGTGCTTCCGGCGGCCTGTTCGATCGGCTTGCAGTCGGCCGTCCCGCATGCGGGACAGACGTGGCCGAACTTCTTCTCGTTGCTGGCGATCTTCTCAAGCATGACCTTGTCGAGCTTCGCCACCGCCGCAACCGGCATTTCGGGGAGCTTGGGTTCTTCGACTTCGCCCTCGCCCTCGGGGCCCTTCTTGCCTTCCTCCTCGAACGAGACGTTCTCGGGGTTAAGGACCGTGACGGAAACCTCGTAGCTGTACACCGCTCCGCAGTTGTTGCACTCGAACACGCCGGCCTCCCTGCCTTCCTGGCCGACAGTCGTGTCGGTCGAGCGGCAGAACGGGCAGATCGCTCCGGGCATCATCTGTTCGCCGGCTTCGGGCAGCTCGCCCTTGGCCTCGTCCTTCGTGAAGGACTCAAGTCCGGCGTCCATCGCGGGGGGCGGCTCTGGAACCGCTGTTCCTGCATCGCCAGGTCCGCCTACCGAAGGCATGTTCGAAGCCGTTCCGGGCTGGCCTCCGCCGACCTGGGCTTCCTTCTTCAATTCAACCTTCGCACCGGCAACGGGCAGCGGAGCCTCAGCGGGAGGCAGTCCGAGTCCGGGGGCCGCAGGGGCAGGGGCGGCTGCCGCCGGGGGCGGCATCGTAAGGGCGTCAAGGTTCTCGCCCGTCACGTCGCCTTCCTTCGGGGCGGCTTCGGGGCCTATGCCCTCACCCGCCAAAGGGACCTCCACCTCGGCCGCACTCTCGTCCGTCGAGACCGCGATCTGGATGACGTCGCCGTCAATCGTCACGTTGGTGACTGCGGCGACCTTCTTGTTCTGTCCGGCCATCGCGCCCTTCGCGAAACCGACGATGAGCTTCCGAGCCGCCTTCTCGTCGGACTTGAGCATCTCCCTTGTGATTCCGATTTCGCTCATCGAGGCTTCGATCTTGTGGGTCGGCTTGCTAACCGCCGCGAGGATCTTCTTCCGCTCGTCAGCCCGTGCCTGGACGGCCTCCGGCTTCGCCGCCGGGGACTTGTCGGTCTTCAGGGCCTTGCGGATGTCGTCCTTCGCGGATGCGGCTGGCTTGGAGTCCGCCTGCTTGGCATCCATCATGGCGTCAACCGCCGCAGAAATTTCCTTCTCGCTGTCCGCCTCTTCGGCGACGACTTCGAGAACGTCCGCCACCGTCTCAGGGTGGATCTTCTCATCGGATGCGACAAGGGACTTCAGGCCGGAACGGACCGTGTCCATGATGTCGGCCGCCGTCGCCGATGCGATGGTGATGCCCCTTCCGCCCCAATACTTCGCCCTGGCCGCCACGTCGAGCGTGTCGGTGGCCTCGGGCTTGGCGTCGGTCGAGGTGATGGCGTCGAGGAAGGCAGACTTCTGCTTGGTTCCGGACACCATTTCGCCGGCTGCCGTCCTGATCTGGGCGGGAGTCGCGGAGCATTTCACAGCCACCTTCGCCAGCACGCTGACCACGGAGGCCAGATGCTCGGCGGCGGTCTTCACAGCCTTCCTCGCAAAGGCCGACCTGGACCACACGTCGGCGGGCTTGTCGTCAAGCTGCTTCTCGGTGACGGACTGCAGCTCCTTGTCGGTCCTCTGGACCGCGAGCTGCGCCTGGGTCACCTGATCCTTCTCGTCGTCCTTGCGGGCGGGATCGAGCTGCTTCTGGGTCACGACGGTCGGAGTCCCGTCCGTGCGCTTCGCATCAAGCTGCTTCTCGCTCAGAACCTCGGGTTCCTGGCCCGAGCGCTTCGCTTCGAGCTGCGCCTGGGTCACCTGATCCGGGGCCGAATCCGTCCTCGGATGATACTTGATGCCGGTGTCGAGCTGCTTCTCATTGACAACTTCCGGCGCTTCCGTCCTTGCCGCGGTTTTCACATCAGACATTGCGGATCCTCCGTTTGTGATTGAACTGGTCTTATGCTCAGTGATATTCGCTGAAATTTTCTCGTTTTCCTTCATTGAACTCTCCTGTTCCTTGATTTCTTCGGTTTTTCCTGCATCCGAGTGTGAAATAAGGGAAAACACTTCGGAGGCCTTTTCAGCTATTTTCGCCATCAAATTGACGACCGCCGCAGCAGCCATGGGTTTGGCGGGAGGGGTGGGCATGGTCGGCCTGTTCACGGAAGGCCTGCCTGGGGCTCCGGAAACCCTTCCGACGGCAGCAGCCGGGGCAGGAGCGGACTCAACGGCAGGCATTGGGGTGGCAGACGGCAACCCAAATTCGACTGCGGGAGCCACACTCGGCATCCCGGCGGCGGGGGGAGGGAGGGCTGTCGCACCAGAGTCCATACCAGGAACGGGTTCGGTTCCTGGAACGGCTGGAGCGCCCTGAAGTTGTCCGTATCCCGCCGCAACCAGTTCGTCCGTGAACTTCTGGAGGTCGGAAAGGATAGCCACAAGGTCGCTGGCGAACTCCACCTCGACGTTCTGTCGGTTCTTGATGAGGCCGATTGATATCTGTTCAAGCGTCGCAAGAGCCTGTTGGAGCTGCTGGATCTCCTCCTGGCTCGCTTCCTTGGCCATGGACGACTCTCGATACATGTAGATGTTGTTCTCGACGGATGCGGCCTTGTGAAGAAGAGCTTCGTGGTTGTCGAATACGCCCTGGATGTGGCAGCTCCTGCATGCTGGGTCGCCGACTCCGCTCAGTTCGATGAACCTGACGCCGTAGTTGTCCTCATAGACGAGGGCGTTCTTGAACTGGCGGACGACCCCCGTCCTCACGTCCTTGGCGGTTCCGGAGAACTTCCTGCCCTTGAGATTCTTGATGTGGGAGCAGTATTCCTCGACCTTCTCGGCCTTTTGGCCGCAGATGCTGCAGACGGAATATTCAACCGAACATCCCATGCTGACGCCGGTCATGTAGTCCTGTTCGATGCCCCTGCACACGTGGGGGTAGGCTTCCCTGTCGACGAAGGCGATGACGTAGATGGCGTTGTCCTTCTCGTTCCACTCGGAAAAGATTATCTTCCCGCGAGCCTGCTCGATGTCCTTGTTGTTGTGGTTCGTATAGAACGGAACCCCGACGAACGTCTGAGCGGCACGCTTGAGCTCTTCCTTGGAGAAATAGTCGCCGTTGGTGTTCATCTCGTCGGCGACGATGGCCTTGGCCTTGAAAAACAGAGCTGTCGCATGCTTTTTGATTTCAGCCTCGATCACATCCTTGTACGGAGTGTGTTCGTGTATGCTGATCTTGTTGGCGGCCGTCTTCACCATGCTCATGAGCTGATCGGCGGATCCACCCTCGATCCTCTCGATGTCAACAAAACTGCATATGGCATATTTCTCGATCATCTGCTTCCTCCGTCAGAAATCCACGTGTTTCCTCAGTATGCGGTGCACCTCTTCGGCCTTGTCGTGCATCCCCCTTTCGTCGAACGACTGAGCGAGCTTCACAAGACCTTCGACGGCCTTTGCGAAAAAGTCGGGGACGTCAACCGTTTCCTGAACTTCCTCCACTTTTTTCACCGGAGGCTTTGTCACAGGTTTTTCAGGAGGTTTTGCGGCGGGAGCCTTGGCCTCCTGCGGTTTCCCAGCCGGAACGGCCGGTGCAGGTTCTGTTCTTACCTCTGGCTGATGAGGGATCCTCGACGGAGCCGTTCTCGGAGGAACTGATACTGCGGGAGTTTCTCCTCTTCTGACTCTCTCCTCGTGTGCCAACCTTGCATTTGTCAGATCCTCTGAGGTGGTTGGCGGGACTTCGGACATCGGGACGCCCTCCCACATCGTGGCTCCAAGCCTTCCGACCGCCTCCTGCAGGCTGTCGAAACCGAACTTGACGACAGCTTCCTCGCCCTCAACCTCGGCGGGCTTGTCCTCGCGGTATACGGCCTCGAACTGCTGCTGGCCGTACGCCCTCTTGGAAAGGTCGACCTTCGGGGGAGGCGGCTGTTGGCTCATGAACGCCTCTCCTGACTCTTGGCTCCTGGCGTATGCCGCATCCATCTGAGTTTTCCATTCGGCCTTGCGCCTCTTATATTCCTCTTTCAGCTTGGAGACAGCTCCCTTTCCGTCCTCGACGCCGTAATAGTCGAGGATGTTCTGCTTCCATTTGCTGGAATCATAAATCTTCTGTCTCCCCGTCCTGCCGACGGTTATTTCGCCCACCATGGGCTTGTCGTCGAGCGGGATATTGAGGTCGTCTCGCGTCAGCCTGACGCCATATTCGCGTGCGTACTCCTCGATCAGGCTCCTGACCTTCTCGTCAATCTCGTGCTGGTCGGCCAAGTTGAGCTTCTTGACACCCATGTAGAACTTGTCCTTGGCCTGACCGTAGTGCGTGCCGAGATACGGACCGACGGCGACCATGTACGTCCCCTCGTCGGGCTTGTGGGAAAGCCATATCTTGTAGAAGTCGGCCTCCATGTTTTCGGGACCGTACCAATTGGCGATTTGCATGCGCCTTTTCGCCCTCTCGTTGAGAGCCTCGTTCAGGGCGGCCTTGAGACTGGGTTGCGTCGCCGACTCCCTTTCGAACTCGGAATTCCCCGCGATGACGTTGTCGAGATCGAACCACCGGTAGCCCGTCCTGCCCTTGCGCCGTTCGGCCATGGCCGACTTCTCGATTTCAGACACTGTGGTTTGAGCAGGCTGCGTCACGCTCTGGGAGGGGGTTGGATTGGCGGCCGGAATATCTTTCCCCGTTCCGATAACCGGTGACGTGGAAGCTTCCTCTGCCTTCTCGGAACCTTCATCCTTTTCGCTGCGCCATTCCTTCAGACGCTTGCCTATGCCGCGGAGGTCGGATGCGTCAAAATATCCCATGTTCTTCGGCCTCGAGACGCCCCAAGTCTCCTCGGCATATTCCATGGCCTCCTTCATTTCGGCAAAATAGAGTCCGCCCGCTGCATAGTCTGATGGGAGCTTCCTGACGCCAGCAAAGAACATCGCCATCGGAGTCTTGACTCTTGCGGGGCCTACTACGACGAAATATTCGTCCCCACTTTCACTGTCCCTGCCCTCGAACCTGAAATAGCTTCCCTCGCCCACGACGTCCTCAAACTGCTCCTTGAGGAATTTTGCCCTGTCAGTGTATGCCTCCGACCACACAATGGGCTTTTCGGCCAATTTGGTTTTTGCCAACCTGTTGGAAAAGGCCACATCAGTCATAATCTTGAGCCTCCAAAACGACTAATCGGATCCACTAGTGACACAATTCTCCATCCCCAGTGGATTTCCCTTCACAAAGATACCGGAAATCGTTCCACTGCGTAACGGGGTTCTCAACACAAGTCACTTTCGGGGAGTCTGGGATTCGGATGCACTTTTCAGAAGTGCCTCTTTCTGAGTCACATATTTGATGACCGTTTCCATGACCTGCCTCATCTCGGAGTCTACCTCCCTGTCAGTGAACCTTAGCATAGTCCAACCGAGCGAGGAGAGTTTGGAATCCCTCTGCCTGTCGGAGGATATCTGTTCGGGCGTCGAATGGAAAAGTTCGCCGTCCACCTCAACGCCAAGCTTGATGTCCGGCATGGCGAAATCAATCGTGTATTCCTCCGATCCGAACTTGACCGGGTACTGCGGGAAGATCCGCTGCTTGATGTCGCCCCTCCTGGATGAGGCGATGATCTCCTTCATGATCTGCCTTTCGGGACCAGTGAACATCACCCTGCCCTTCTCATCCCTAGACGGTCCAGAATTGGTCTCGAAGAGTTTCTGCCTCTGTTTCTCAAGTTTGCCCCGAGTCTTCTCCTTGAGAACCTTCCCGCCAAAATCCTGTATGTTGGCCGTTGTCGCAGACAGTTTGGCTCCGGCCGTAGGAGCGGGCGCCCCGCCAGCCCCGCCGCCGGGCATGCCGCCAGGGGCCCCGCCAGGTGCCCCGCCGCCGCCAGGGGCCCCGCCAAGCTCAGGCATGGGAGGCATCCCCCCGCCGCCGCCGAGGCCGCTGAGGTCGGGCATCCCGCCTGGTGCCCCGCCGCCGAACCCACCGCCCATCCCAGGACCGCCGGCTCCAGGCTGCGGGCCTCCAATGGCTCCCTGTGCACGTTCATACCTGAGGAGCTCGACCTCTTCGTCATAGTTGATGTCGAACGATTCCAGAAGCCTCTGTGTTGAAATGGCCTGCTTCTCGTGAAGTTGCAGCATGAACTGCCGATACTGCTGCTGGTCGCGGAGATGCATGATGTTCCACTTCAGGCGCGGATACACCCATTCGTCCTCACCCCACTCGTTCTTCTGGGTGAAGCCTTTCATGATGGCAAGCGGAAGGTAGATCTTCTGCTCGACCCACTCGGCCAAATCCTGCCGCCATGATTCCAGCTTGTCGATCATCACCTCGACACCGATCGCTGCGTTCGAATATGTGGGCCCTTCACCGTTAAGCAGTGCCTTGTTGATCCCGAGACCGTCAAGGATCTCCTGGTTGATCAGTTCAAACTCTCCGGTGACTTGGAGAATCTTCCCCGAATTTCCATGAATGCCGATCTTGCCGTTGCGGCGGGTTACAAGAAATCCAGTCGGCATAGTAAAACAGTAAACCTTACCGTTATATTCGGTTCTTCCAATATTCCTATCCTTGACGGTTCTTTCACCGCCAGACGCCTCCATGCACTCGCATGCCCAGCAGACGCGATAAATATCCCTGTGGTCAGGATTGTCAGATTTTTCCAAAGCAAGTTTTGAATTGTAACCAAGTTTGAATGTCAGTTCCAATACATCGTCGGCAAGTCCTTCAGATACGGAAGAATATTTGAACCTCGGCAACGTGCTTGGAGAAAATCTTACATTGCCGTCTCCAGCCATCAAGGCATTCAACAAGATTGTCAATTCGCTTTTTGGAAGATCAAGAACCCATCTTGGGATTCTCTTTTCGTGAGCCTTGAGACCAGTATGTGTCACAAGTTCCCTTGCAAACGCGCTGTCATTGATTATGAACTGTATGTTTGCCAGTTCTCTTCTCTCATCCCTGGATTCTTGAACCTTGTTTGAGAGCAATCCCATTATCCTTCGAATATCCTCAAGACAATAACTTCCTTCGGATTGCGAAATGTGGAACGCATTGATTACACCGTTGTCAACCTTGAATCCTCCTTCGGAAAGGAAATATCCAAGGAATGTCAGATAGTTATTCAACGGGAGATGTGACAATTTCTGGATTTTCTTATATGGAAGATCGTGGGGGATGGCCCCAATCCATTCAGCCGTCACTTTGAACTTCGTGTTTTCTACAACTTGGTCGGCTCTGATCTTGCACCATTCAGAATGATCATAGCCAAGTTTGTCGTTATTCCATTTTCTGACCTTGGCAAGCATCGTATGATTGGGGGTCACACAAGCGTCCATGTGTTTGCCAGAAATCGTTACCATTGTTCCGTTGTAGTCGTATTCTTGCCTTGCCTCGGGCAATTGATAGCTCATCGTTCCGGTTTGGGAATCGTATCCCATAACTTTTTCGCCCACTGTCACATCCGTGAATTTCTTCCACCCTGTTTCTGTCAGGACTTCCGTTTGGTCGTCGTGGCAAGCACCGAACCAATCAAGTTCGAACGCATGGTGGGTGACGAGTGTCAGGTTGGGGTCGTTGGCCGTCTGGGCAAGCTGCGCCTGCACGTTGGCCAAGTCCTGGGCGCTGGCCGGCCTCTCCTCGCTTCCGACCTTGACAACCTTGATCGGGAGGATGAGCCGCTCGGCGACGATCCACTGGGCCGTCATTAGCTTCGTCTTGTAGGCGAGGATGGGGAAGAGCCTGCGGACGATTCCGACGCCGTACCGGTTGTAGCCGTTGTCCATGTACTTGATGTGGGACACGCACCGGTTGTCGAGGGAGATGGGCTTTCCGGCTCCTATGAGCTTCCGGAGCTCCTCGGTAAGCTTCTCGTGGCCTGGGCCACGGCGCATGACGAGGTTCCTCAGCTCGTCGTTGGGGATGAAGGCGATGACCGGATCGGGAACCAACGGGGTCGAATACACCTCGACATATTCAGGATTGAGGATGACGAGACGTTTGAACGATCCACCGCCGTGCTCGCACGTCTGGTCGCCGATGTATCCCGCTCCGCCGCACTTACGGCATTCGATCTCAAGAAAGGGGAAACAGTCGCCCAAGAGATGCACCTCGTGGCTGATGATCCTGAGCCACCTCAGGAGGCGGATATCCTTGGCAAACTGGTCGTAGAAGCGTTTAACGTGCCTGTTCTTGCACTCATGTGTGAACCCATTCACAGGGAAGCGGGACAGGAACTCTATCGCCGTGGCAACCTTGGGCTCGTTTTCCCAATAGTAGCGGGACCACTGGTACAGCTCCTTGCGCTTGCTCGGGATTTGCCAGTTGATGGGGGTGTGGATGGGGCTGAAGAACTGGGGCTGGGTGTAGATGATGCCGCTTGAGGCCGTTTTGACCAGTCCGCTGCCGGTGCTGGCCATGACGGGCGGGGCATATGAGCTCATGTCGGGGGACATGATGTGGGTTTCAGGCATCTCTGGGATGGGCATGCCGCTCCTGAGGGCCTTGAACGTCATTTCCAAGTTTCTCGTGATTATCTGTCCGGCCATGGCTTCTCCGTTCCCCCGTCATCCGGCGCAGGGGTTCTTGCCGCCATTATACATCCCTGGGGCGGAAGCCGTCACTTGGCCGGATCTGTTAGGCCCAGTTCCGCGGCGTCCTCTTCGACGGCCTTGGAAAGCTTGCTTTTCCTGGGAACGACCGCAGGGGCGGGTTTCCCCTCCATGGGCTTCACAACCGCAGCCTTTTCCATCTCGTATGCGTCGGAAACGTGGCTGGCGAACTTCCTGAGGGCGGCTGACTGCATGGCCACGGCCTTGGCGACTGGAATCGAAAGCTTGTTGGCCATCTCGACTGCCGCATCCTCGTTCCCCAAACCCTGTTCCTTGAGATCGACGGCAAGCGTGAACGCCTCCTTCACAATGTCGTCCCCGTCAAAGTGTTCCTTCTCCGAAAGCGTGGTGCGCTCAGGAGCCAGGTTGATGATCTCCTCTTCCACGGAACCTGCCGTCGTCCTGCGCGGCCTCTTCTGAGGCTCATGGGTGTAGACCTCCGCCCGTATCGGCGAGTCCCATCTGACGAAGTCCGTATGGCACTTTCCGCAGACGTTGTCGAAGGCCGATCCTGAGGGCGAATAGACCTCTTGGCCGAGCACCTGAGCGAAGACCTCTCCTATCGCGTTGCTCCACACGTTGACGGCGGAACAACTGGGGCAGCGCCAGACGTCGTCCTTGGGATCGTTGCTGACGAGTCCTACGACATCCGCCTTCGGCATATGCGGGATCTTGTCCAAACCGACATGGCGCCCCAGTGTGTCAACCTTGAGCCCGCCGTCCGCCGCCGCCTTCTTGACGACCTGCTTCCCGAATGTGTTCACGGTGAGGTCGTACCCAGAACCCTTTTCCCTCTGCTCCTGCAGCCTGCGTTCGGTAGACCACTGATGCGGCCTCGGTATGCGAGTCCTCTCGTCTGGCCTGAGTTCCATCTGGTTGCCGCCCATGGTGTCAACGTCCTTGTTCGCCGGCGTCCCAGCTGTCGGGAACACATGGAACCTGTCGTTGATGTATCCGCCCACCCACCGTCCGGTTTCGCGGTCCTTCCATTCCCTGCTGAACTTGTCCATGACGTGGCGGCGCCACATGGCCTCGGCGCAATACACCCTCTCGGGGTCGTCGTCTAGGACGATGCTGTCGAGGCAGTAGTGCCTGCAGTTGTAGGTGCTGATGAGCCCCTGGCCAGCGGACTGCTTGGGGAGCTTCGGGCAGAACCGCAGCGGCATGACGTATTCGCCAGGCTGCCTCATGATCTGGGCTTCCTTGATCATCTTGGAATGCTCGTCGGACGTGATGACCCCCGATTTCCTGAGGTCGTCGATCGCCTGAGCCTTGTCGGCCTTCGCTTCGGCGGTCCTTACCGCCTCCTCGGTGATGCCAGCTCCGGCCAGAATCCCGTTGAGCACTTCGGCGGCGTTGGCCGCGTCGGCCTTGGAGAATATTCTCTTGACCGTCTCCTCGATGTCGAGGCGCCGACCGGCCTCCACGCCGGGAAGGTTTCCGATCCTGTCAATCGCCTTGTCGGGGGAGCCCGCTTCGAGCACCCAATCGGCGAGGTCGCCTGGACTGGTGAAGAACTTTGCCATTTTTCGGCTCCTTACTTGGCTTTGATGCCCAGCTTGCTTTCAAGCTCCTGGGCGAAAATTTCGCTGATCTCGTGCCTTGACGCTCCCTGGACGGCCTGCCATGCGTTCTTGTCGACGGCGGGCCTGCTGATGGACGCCTTGTGATCATTGGCCTTGGCCTTGAGCATCTCGCCTGCGGTCAGGTCTGGGATCTCGCTCTTGGTCGGGAAGACCTCACCCCTGAGGCCGGGTTGGGCGTTCAAGGACTCAGTCATGAAGACCGATCCGCGCGAAAGCGCCCCCGCACCAGTCTCCTTTGCGTTATCGACCATTTCCTTCTGCCAGAGTTTCTTCTCGGCCTTGCGTGCCGCATCGCGCTGTTTGGCCGCCGCATGGAGCTTCTCTCCGGAGTCGTCGGTCTTGGCGAACTCTCCTATGGCGTTGGGGGATGCGATGCTGTTCTCTCCCCGCCCGACACCGACTGCCCTGCTCGTCATCGGCTTGTCTCCGCCGGGGACGGTGATGATGGCGTGGGAGGTCATCATCACATCAGGATGATCCATCTTGCGCTCGGGAACGGGCTTCTGCCATTCGGCAATTCTCTCGGCCTTGCGGGCCTCCTTGATTTCCTTCGGAGTTCTGGTCTCAGGAGCCAAATCCGCGAGGTGGAACGGATCTCCTACAAGCACACTCATGTCGGCAGCCGGAACCGCTTGGGCAGATGCCGTCACCGTGCTGGCGGACTTGGACATGGTTTCCTCGGCCTCGGGTTCGGCGTCGACGCTTTTGGCTTCGTCGGCCGCTTCGGCCTTCACGCCGCACGCGCAGGCGAATTCCCTGAGCTGCGACACGGATTCCTCTGGCCAATCGGCCTTGTAGAAATAGGGGCGGCCTTCGGAGGCGCACTTCTCCACACAGTCCATTTCAGCGACCATGGCTTCCTCGTCAAGATCCTTCGGGAAGGCCTCGACTCTTGAGGGCACAGTAGCCTCCTTACTTTCGGCTGTTTTCACACTGTCAAACCAGGTCGGAGCGCTGTGGTTGTCCCAAGTCTTTGCGATGGTACTCATCTTGAATCCCCTTCTTCATTGCCGTTGTTGCAATTCATAACGGCTTATTATTCGCCAACTCCCATCATTTTACCTATTTGCCTTCCATTGTGACCCATTTGCCAGCCCCGAATTTGGTCTTGATCGGGGCGAGCATCACCGTTCCCCAGACGAACGAGCCTATGACCTTGGGATCGGTCCTTGGGTCTGTCCAAGCAGTCTTTTCGATTCCAGGAGCCTTTGCGGCCGCCTCCTGAGCTTCCTTCTTCTGGGGCGTGGCAACGAGGCCAGATTTCACAAGTTGTTCGAAATAATAGTCCGTCGACGCCATTGTGCTGGGTTCGGCCGGTCTGAGGAGGTCAGTCAAGGTCTCCTCCGTCTCCGCTTCGCCCATCAGAGGCAGAGCCATCTGCCCGCCCTCCTCCTTAACGCCGGTCTTGTTGTAGACGCGGGCCAACTGGGACTCCAGCGTTGCGACGCCGTCGGAAATCATGCATTCCTCTCCGGAACTTCTTTCGGCTTGGCTCATGGCACCCTGGCGCGGGTCAAGGTGATAGGGCCGCGACAGAGTTGCGGCCTTGACAAGGTTTTCGGTCGTGAACGGGAAACCCTCGATCATCGGAGCCTTGATCTTCGTCTTGCCGTCGGCCTGTTTGACGATGTGGTCAGGATTCTCCTTGGTGAAGCGATCCTTGTCGTTGTTGAAGATCATGACATCCCTGGAGCTCTCGATGAACCTCATATGGGCGTCCCATGCGTCGGCGAACCAGAACGCAAGCTTTCTGAAGTTCATGCCTGTCGGGACAAGTGCCTCGGCTATTTTCGGATAATCAGGCTGTACTTCCCCCATCAGCTCTTCGGTAGCCTTCCACATGTCCTCGGATGATGCGATGGCATCGTCCTCGGGGTCGGCGCCGTAGATGAAGCCAGATCCCGTCTCCGCCTTGATATTCGGAACGGCGTTCTGGAGCCACGACAGATACCCATCCTTCGTCGTGGGGATAGGAACTTCGACGGTAGTAGCCCTGTTCTGGAGCTGAGCCCTGATGCGGTGTGGGTTGTTCGTCGTCGCGATGATGAACACGTTCCTCTCCCTCAGGACGTCCTTTTTGACTTCGAGGAAGTTCAGGAGGTATTTCACAACAGCGGCATTGTAGCTTTCCCGAGCCTCCTGTTCGCCGCTGACTATCTGGCCGTCAATTTCGTCCAACCGGATGACGACGTTGGCCATCTTCTCCCATGAGTCAATGAGTGCCTTCGACCACTGTTCCGTTTCGCCAACGAGGCTTCCGCGGGTCGACCCGAAGTCCGCCTCAAGGAATTGGAAATTCGATTTGCCAGCGAACACTTCAGCGTATGACGACTTGCCGCTTCCTGCGGGGCCGTAAAGGATGAGGAAGTGGGGGATCCTCGCCAGCTTTGACTTGGCTACTTCTCCGCACCTGGCGATCTTTCTTTCCAGTTTTGCCCTTGTGACCATGTCGAGGGAACCCTTCTGTTCCCTGTCGTAAAGCTCGTTCCTGGCGGTGTCCTGCCTCGCATACCACTGGCCGGCCTTCTCGATCCTGCGGTTATTCGTGTCAACCAGCTTTCCGAATGCGGTGTCGGGGTCGCGGATGAATCTCTCCATCGTCTTCTTCGGGGTCATCATATAGCAGCCGCGACGTTCCCCCGTCCTGGACTGCCCCGCCGCACCGTCCTGCACCATCTTGTTGCTGAGCTCAACCGACTTCTTCCAAAGCATTTGTCCGTCGACGATCCCCTTTTCTTTGTTGTGGGCGGCGGCAAAGGCGTTGTTGAGAATACCCTTCGACGCCTCGTGCGACTTTCCCTGGAGAACGAGTCTGACTCGGGCGAGGTCGCTCGCACCTATCCGGACGTCGGAGATCTTCTTGCCGGCTGATCGGAACAGGTCCTGGTACATGTCCCTGTAGTATTCGATCAGTGCCTGAGCCTCCTCGTCGTCAACGGGAAGGTCGCTGAGCGTGACATATTCAACCCCCTCGAACCTGAACCTTATGGGATCCCTGCTGACCAGAACGGCCGACCGCTGCTTCCTCGCATCCCTGTTGACGAATTCGTTCGAAAACACCGGAGAATGGACGAACGTCTGAGCACCTTCGTGGCCTCGCGAGACCAGGGGACCGTCATCGACGTTGTTCAAAATCAGTATCTTGTTGGTTTCCTTGAGAGCCCGGAACAGCTTCTGTACCTTGCCCTTGACGATCGTGCCCGACGTCATTACGGTCTTTGCGGCCTCCTTGGGGTCGCCGGTCTTGATGAAGGACAGAAGCTCTTCGGCAGTCTTCTTGATGTCGCCAGTCGAAGAGGTCACAACCCGAGACAGTTCGGCGCTCGCCCGCTCCATGGCCGACATGAGAGCCTTGATCTTTACCTCATCCGTCATGGTCGCAAGAGGAATGTGCTGGTCGTCGCTCAGGTTCTTGAAGAGGGCGTTCGGATCCATGATGGGACCTACGATGGTCGCGATCCGTCTCATGTCATATTCAAAGTCCATGAATCCGGTGCCGTCATATTCGTCAATCTGCCCGAGCCAGTCCATATAGGGAACAAGCTGAGTTTGGAGATCCCTGATCTTGTCCGTATGGGCCTTTTCCACCATGCAGAGATACTGGTAGTTCTTCGAATCCTTGATCCTGTCGGTGCCGCGGATCTTGTCCCTAAGCTTGTCAAGGAACCCGAGCAGGACCGCTATTTGGTTCAGGACGTTCTCAAGTTGGCTGACTTGGGCGGGTTGAGCGGCCTGGGCAGGCTGGCCTCTCGGCGCTATGGCTGGAGCTGCGTTCGGCCGCGACGGGGCTCCGCCGGATCCGCCTTCAAAAACCGTCAGCGCCCCGGGAATGTCCTGCAGGAGACCTCTGATGATCTTGAGATCGTCCATGTTGATCATCCTCGCTCCGCCCTTGAGGATCGAGGAAAGCTTGTGCACCGCCTCCGTTGGGTTGCCGAACATGGCGGGGTTGCTGCAATCGATCTGGTATCCGTCAACGCCCTTGTAGACTATGCCCGATCCAGGAGGGAAGGCCGCCTTGAGGATGGCGTCGGCTATCATCGTCTCCCTGCCGATAACGAAGTTGACCACGCCCGCCGTGGCCGTCTGAACCTTGCTCCTCAGTTCGTCGATGATCTTGCGGTACTTGGCCACGCCGAGGATCTTCCCGATGATGGGGTTGGCCTCCTTGAGATCCTCCTCGCTGAGTACCCATTTCCTCTCAGTAGTATCCTTGTCGGTTTTTTTCCTGTAGGTCCTAAAGAGATTCAGAGCCTGTTTCTTCATTGTTCGACTCCAGTCGGTTATTGACAGTCCGGCAGTGCCGGGGTTGGCCATAAAGATATATTCCACGAGGGGGGTCAACTTCCCTTTATTTGGAGAAATGATTTGTGACACCTTGCCGGAAAAACAAAGGGGCCCGATCCTTGCGGATCGGGCCCCTTTTCCAACATTGTGACGAATTACTTCGTCTCGTAGTTCTTGAGCATCGCGTCCACGAACTCGGTCGGGAAGATACCCTTCCAGAACTTCTCAAGGTCAACCTTGTTCTCGGGGGAGAGCATGGAGATCTTGACGAACTGGGGCTCCTTCGCCGCTTCCTTTTCCGTCTTGCCCTTCGCCTTGGCGGCACAGCCTTCGCTTTCCTTCGCGACCCCGTCGACGTCCTTGACGCCGGGGATGTTGACTGTCCCGTCTTCCTTCACCTCGATTTCGACCTCGTCCGGAGCCTTCTCGTCGAGAGCGACCTCGACCTCGACCCCGTCCTTCTTGTCGTCCTTCTTGTCGCAGGGCTTGTCCTCGGCCTTCTCTTCCTTCTTCTCGGCCTTGCCTTCGGTCTCGGAAACCTGGACGGCTTCCTTCGCCTTGTCAACCACGTCGTCGATCGCCTCTTTCGCCTTCTCGGCGAGGTCAGCGACCTCCTTCACCGCAGAGCCTTCGTCCTTTTCGAGTTCGGCAACTTCCTTCTCGAATCCGGGAAGACCCTTGATGGCGTTGAACTGCGCATCGAGATCGTCAACGACGACTGCCTTCTCCTCATCGCCGATGCCTTCCAGCACCTGAGCCGTTTCCACCCTCTTCCCACCAGCAGGGAAAACCATTTTCATTTGCATTCTCCTTATTGATTGCACCGGCTTTTTGCCGGCATTTTTCGCCCGCCCCTGCGGGCCCGTTTCATTGTTATTCCCAACCTCCGTCCCCATTCCCTTCTACAAAAACGTTTCTTTAGAACCCCCCGAACAGACCGCTGAATGCCGCCTTCAGCCTTCCCAGCAGGCTGTGATCGCCGTAGCCCCTGCTGGCGAGGTTCGAGCTGAGGAAATCCAGGTTCATGGAAGCCTTCGTGATGGTGTAGATCACGGCGTCGGCGTCCTTCCTTCGGCAGCGTATGATTTCCTTGTCCAACCTGCCCTCTTTGAGGACGGCCAAGGCGTCCTTCAAGGGCGTGTTGATGTCGTCTATGGCTTTGACGCCCATTACACAGCCCCCCTCAGGATGTCGGTTATTTCCCTCTCGTAGTCGTTCAGCGGGATGGAATCGCAGACGGCGGTGAGTATCGGCTTGCCAGGAACGCTTTCCAAGGAGACATCCAACGACGGCATCGAGGAATTCTTTGAGGTCAAATCCTTCTTCGCCTCGTCCAAGCTTCCGCTGTGGCTGAGCATCCTGGACTCCAGAGCCCTTCCGAAATCGTCAGACCGGATCTGGTTCACGTCGTACTTCCCGCTCGGAAAGAGTTCCCCGACCGTTATTTTGACGCGCTCACCGTCCCTGCTGACCGTCCAAAATGACTTTGAGGCGTCGTCCTCCTCGAAAAACAGGGAGCCTATTGACGGCGCAGACGAGGCGGAAGCTGAGATCGATACGTCCATGCACCGGATCGGGTAATCTGGAGCCATCCTCCCGCTGGGCTTTCCGGGGGCATAAGGCTTGGTCTCGTTGTGGATCTTCCTTCCGGTTTCCTCCATCTCGTCAAGGGCGCGCATCACAGCAGACTGGAGCCTGCCGTCCGACCCCGGAATGGAGCGGACGTTCTTCTTGCTGGTGACCTGAGATATCTGAACGATCTGCATTGATCACTTGGGTGGTATTTTGTCGGCATCCTTTTTGCATTCGTCAAGGGTCTCCATGACCGCCTCCCCGACCGACTTGCCAGCCTTGACCTTCTTGTCAATTCTGTCCCAGTACGGAGCCATCTGAAGCTGATAGTCCCCGCCGGATATCTGCCCCCTCTTCTGGAGCTCGTCAGCAAGGTCGGCGGCATACTTCTTCACCCACGACATGCAGCCGTCGCCCTTCTGGTACTCGTCAAGGCATCCGTTCCATGCGTCGTTGGGCGTGGAACCGGCATCCAAATGCCTCTTCGTGCAGTTGATCCAAGCCCGCGTCTGGCCGAGGAAATAGCCCTGTGCACCCTCGTAGTTCGCCGTCTTCTCAAGGTACTTTTTCAGATTGAATGTCATTTTCCGTTCTCCTTTGGTTGTCAGCCGAAACGTCTACACACCTCTCATTCGGTCACAAGACGGCCTTTTCCTGCATTCGCCGCCGTCCTCAGTTGCTCGGAGGACGTGATGGGGTTCCCGTTGAGATCCTTGATTGAAAGAATGTTGTCTATGATGAAACTGGTATATCTGGCCTTTCCAGAGTCCCATACGGTGGCAAGCCCGTCAGTGTCGCCGTCGGCGGTGTCGCCGAAGACTATGGGGGTCTCGACCGCCCTGATGATCGGGTCGGTCCCCTCCTTCGGAGAATATTCGACGATGACTTTGCTCCCTGTTTCGTCAACGGCCTTGAGGATGTCCTTGAAAGACTGCTCTATGGTCATCTGGGGCTGTTGGGGCTGTTGGGGCTGTTGACCCACTGGGGCGCCTTGCTCCATGCCAAGGAACGGGGCCTCAACCTTCGCCCCCACCTTGACGTTGTTCTTCTCGAACCATCCGTCATTGACCTCAAGGGCGTACTTGTATGACTCCGATGACCGTACGGCTTTGGTGCTGAGCGGCACCATACTCTCTATCTGCCCCACGGTTCCGTCTCCACGGATGAACGCTATCTGGAGTGGGATATAAGTGTTGGCCATCCAGAACGACAGCGGCTTCTCTGATCCGAAGATGAAAAGCATCCCGGCGTCCTTCGACAGGCGTTTTCGACACATCAGGCCCGCTGAAAGCTCATCATGCCGCCTTGCAACCTCTGCCCTGATTACTGGCATCTATTCCTCCTGCCAATGCAAACCTGACGACCCAAGAACGTCGGTGGCGTTCCCGACTTCCCTCTTGTCGCACTCGACCGTCATGAGCATCGATCCCGACATCCCCGCACGGGATCCGACAGGCAGCCTTGCGACAACCGCCTTCAGAACATCCGCCTTCCTCATGTGTGGCGGAATCCGCACCGACAGCACCGCCCTGGTTTCGGTTGGCTTGCCTGTCTCCCTGTCGTAACTGTCGAAAGCCCTTGACGAAAAATCAGACTTCGAGAACCTGTCAAAAGCCCTCATGACAAAGCTGTCGGGTTGCCCCTCCTCATTCGCGAACGCCTTCAGTACAAAATTATCCTCGTGTTTTTCCCTCTTGTCGAAAGCTCTCATTGAGAGGGAATCTGAAGACGGAGGCTTGGCGGCCCTTTTATGAAAAGACTGGCGTGTCATCGTCATCACCTGTAAGTTCAGAAATGTCAGCCGGCTTCCATTCCCTCAGCACCTTGTCAATGTTGTATTCCGGCTCCGGCTTCGGAACGGGCTTTGCACGGGGCCGGGCCGGGGCGACTCTCGTCCTGTCGGGGGTGATGGCTGGCGAAACTCCGAGGTCGCGCGGACGTTCACTACGTCCTCTTGCGGCGTCAATCACGTAAGGCCGGCCTGGCGCCTGCATGTTGTCGCCTTCCCGTCGGTAGCCCTTGGCGAGTTTCGAGTTCACTACTTCCTCGGCAAGGCTTTCAGCCACGCCACGGTTCCTGAACATCCCCTTCGGCTGCACGGCAAGACCGTGTCCTATGCGCCCGTTGAAGGCCACCACACCATATGTCCCGTCGTCATATTCGTACACCCTTACGATATACTGTTTGTTCGACGACCCGTCGGTGTAAGTAACCCTCTGCGACCACACAAATGTCGTTCTGCTGTTCGGCATCTTGTCGGCGGGAAGGGGGGCGTTCGGAGATGTGCTGGTGTCGGCTCGGACAACGAGGTTTGTCCCTTGAGCAGTCTTTCCCGTCAGGTCAACCGACGCGAAAGCCAGCCTACTCCTCCTGGGCATCTTCGATTCTGCCAAAAGGACGCTGTAGGGTTTCTTCACTGCTCCCCTCTTGACGTTGTTCTCTTCCGCGAGGATCATTGTCGTGATGGCCGCTTTGGCCTTCTCGGTGAGTTTGACGACGTTCGCATCCCCGAAAACGAGGTTCTCGGTTTTGAGCATAAGCACCTTTTCCTGGGGATATCCGTCGGGGATCTTGAATTCCACATCGCTCCCCTCTCCTCCCACGGGGGAACTCCTGTCCCAGAACTCGAAAAGGGCGTCCGCCACCTTGTCGGGCATCCCAGCCTGCCTTAGGCCAAGCGGCGATGCGAAAATGGAAGACTGCAGGGATTCGAGACTCATGTCGAAATACCCCGACTGGTCGTTGTCGCTGTTATTCGGTCTTAGTGGCGTCGGCATTTTGCTCCTCCGTGATTATAGTCCCAGTTCCCCTCAAAGACCCCGCAAGGCTCTCTCGTATCTTGTCCAAATCCCTGGAAAGCACATCCCCCACGATCGGTATGCAGACGCCGTCCTCCGACGTGCTGCCCACCAGCTTGTCCATGCGCTCCATGATTGCCCTGAGGAGGCCGTCTTCGATCTTGAATCCGTTCCTGATGGAGAGCCTTACCGCTCGTATTCCTGACGACGGCTTGCAGTTCAGCGCGGCATCTGGGCTGACAGCCGTTCTGGCAGTCTTGGCCTTGAGGTCGGCGTCGGCCACCCCGTAAACGTCCGTGACCTTCCTGTCCATCGGATTGTACGACAGCATCTCTGCCGTCAGGCCAGCCATATGCCGCGAGGGGTTTGAAACGCTGTCTGAAACAGCCTTCATCCCGTCGTCAAGGCTTCTCTCGCCGTCGAACCCGCACCTGATGCCGGACCATTCCCATGACAGCCTGAACGGATCCTGCCCGATGTTCGTGACCTTCGCGCCAAGGTCTTTTGCGACAAGCTCGCCGAGTTTGACGCAGCGGTCGGGGTCAGACCCGGCGAATTCGATTTCCCCCACATAGAAGAGCGGGTCGCCAAGATACGTGGCCATCGGGAAGTCCCCGAAAGCCATGATGTCGGACAAGCCGCATTTCTTGGACAGGCCGCAGACCGAGTCCATGATTCTCTTGATGGCACGGCGTTTCGATGACGACAAACCGCAGACATAGTCGCAGACAGCCTCTGAAACCGGATCAAAATTCTTCCTTGCCAGGAACTTGTCAGCCAGCTCAATCTTCCCGTCTGGGATGGAGGTCTTAACGACCCACACCGAGTCGTGTCCCTGCGGCCCGTCGAAGACGCACACCTTCAGGTCGCCGTCGGAGCCGTAAAACTTCTTGATGGCTTCCGTCATCGTTTTGGGGCTTATGAACCTCGTTCCCCTCATCATCCCAGTTTGGATGGCCCTGTAGGCCGACAGGAGGATCGCCGCCATGATGCCGGTGTGAAGTTTGCCGTCGCCGTCGTCAGACGATGCGAATCTTCTCGCTGGCGAAGTCATGAACACCGGCCTCTCGTCAAGCATCCTGTCCCACAATTCGGGCTCGAACCTCGGCTCCTTCCACCGCGAGTAGATCCCCATCGGATCGTATTCTGGATTGTACCTGGGCTGCTCCCTGACCTTGTCCCAGTCGAACATCAGAGCTTCCTTGGATGTCGGCCACGGCATCATGCGGTCGTCCATGGGCAGATCGAGGTTGTTCATCCATCCGAAACACGATCCGTCCCTGTCGAACATGTATGCGATTTTCATGATCCCGCCAACCGACTCGGCCGTCCTGACTGGGAGGATGAGCGGGCGCTCGCGCCTGCCCTCCATGAGGGTCTCGATGTGACTGTATGCGTCAACCGGCTGCCTGTCCTTGCCAAGCAGATCCTCATAGGTGTCAGAAGCTGTGACTTTCCCAGGATTCCTTTTTTCGCGTATGGTCGCCATCTGCTTTTCAATCGAGTTGTGCTTGTGGAAGTCTCCGGCCGCACGTCCGCCTTCCAACATGGATTCAATCGGCCCGCCTCCGGCATCCCACATCGTTCCCACCCAAGGAGCAGGCCCGACTCCCGAATGCGGGATCTGGGTGATGAACTGGGCTCCGTACTGAGCCGACTTCTCGAACGAAGCCCTGCGAGCCATGGGGTTGACCAACAGCGGTGCGAACTGGTCCTCCTTGCCTTCGGCTCTAAACCTCTGCAGTCTCTTCTCATTGATCTTCGGAAGTATCCACTGGAGGAAATTGGACTCGGCAGACTCAGCCGGCCCCTCACTTTGGGCGCCCTTGGCGTGAGTTGCTTCATGAACCATTGTGGAGGCCAAATGCATTGTGGCTATGTCATACCAGTCGTCCTGGGTCATACCCTGCGACTCCCCTATGTCCTTTCTGGCGGCATCCATGACCTTGTTCATGTTGATCCCGAAGGTTGTTCCACCCATGTTGGCAACCTCCTGATAGTGCCTCTTCATTTCGTCGGAGATCTCCTTCTCGGACTTCTTGGGGTGTGACGCAGTGAAGGAGCCGTTGGGCATTTCCTCGATGGCATATCCTTCGCCGCGCATGGCGTCCTTGACCTCAGCATGCTTAATCTTGGTGTCGAGTGCGGACAGATACACACCGTATGCCCCAGAAGTCGCGAAATTGTAGATGAAGGCGATATTGGACAACAGCGAGGAGTTATATTGGTTGACGAGGGATATAGCCTCGTCGACGCCACCGAACATTCCTTTGATCTGAGAAGCCTCTACGGACGGGGTGCCGACATATCTTTCGAGCACGGATGGATCCGGAATCGGGCCGCTGTACCATTGGGAGATTGATCCATTCTGCGATGTTTTTTCGAACGCCGCCGCAGCGGCAACGGGTATGCGGTCTTCATTTTGTGGAAGGTCGGCCAACAGGTTTTCCAACTTTTCGTTTTCCGTGGAGAGATCCTGCTTGCCAAGAACCCTTCTTATCCCTTCGGCCATGCCACGCGGAAGGTTCAGACCGAAGTCCCAGTTCGCCTCATTCGCCCCCTCTGGAGATTCTGCGCTTTCCTCATAGCCAACCGACTTGAACTGCCTGACGGTTCTGTCGAAGTCGTCCATGCCTTCGCGTATGGATTGTACCTGAGGCTTGATCCTCTGTGGTTCTGCCCCCTTGGCAATGCCGATCACCATGCTGACCGATACGGTCTCCACACGGTATGAGACGCGGCCGTTGGAATATGAGATCTTCCTCAGGTAGACGTTGGTGATAGTCTTGTTGGTTTTGTTGACCAGGAAAGTTCTCCTGACTATGTTCTCGACGGGAACTCTTGTGTCGATTCCGACGGGTGTCAAGGAGAAGTCAACCTCCTTCATACCATATCGGTCGGAGAGTATTTCTTTGACGAACAGGTCGTCGAACAATCCGATGTCCCCTATCGGGAAGGAGTCTATCACCTGCTGTCCAGATCCCCTTGGGTCAAAACGCACATTCGCGGCCAAGGCAACGGATGCCTTGTTGGTGGCCGAATTCACATTGACATAGGCGAAAAACAGGGGAATGTCGACGACCTTGCCCTCGGTCACCTTGAACGCCTTCCAAATGAGGTGCTTGACGGCACCCTGTCCTTTGACCCACTGGGAGACGCGCGACCAGCGGAGCTGATCCTTCATCTGCAAAAAAGTGTTGAAACCTATTTCGGCCATAAAGTGTTATTCCCCGTTGGAACGGTTTTTCCCTTTGGAAAGGAAAGGGGCCTCCAGACCGGATTCCTGGCCTAGGAGGCCCCTTCTGGGCTTACGCAACATGTTCACAAGTCGAGGCCGTTAGGCTCGGCTCTGCTGTTCGTGCTGCTCGAACTCGAGGTCGTCGGGCCGGCCGTCGTTGAACGACGTCCGATCCTTCTTCACCCCTGGGACTATGGTGCTCAGTATCTTGTGGCACGAGTTGCCAAGCTGCTGGCCCTTCACCATTTCCGCCTTCGCTTCCAGGTTGGGGTAGCCGACAATGAAAAATTGGATCTTCCTTCCGGCCATCTTGTTGAGGCTTGTTACCTTCATGAGCGTTCTCCTGTCATTTTTCGCTTGTTACCGTGCCGCTGGTACCGCAATGCCCATCTGCCTGAGCTGATCCTCGTCGATCTCCATCAGCACCCCGAAGCAGGTCTTGCCAGCGTGTTCCGACGCGACATATTCCCCGGGGACTACACCGATCGGGCTGACAGCCCTCGCACCCCTTGCGGCGCACTGTTCGGCGAGATCCAGAGCCGCATATGCTGATGCGACCTCTCCCTCGAACTCCTGTCCGTATTTGCCATACGTCTCGTTGAGGTTTTGGCTCTGGTATGTCCCTCTGTCGACGTCGCTGATGTCCCAGACATATGACCCCGTGTTCTGGTCAAGCCTGAGACCCATGTCGGCGAATCCCCTTTCGGCCTGGTTCTGACCCTGCATGTTCCCGCTTCGGATGACAACATCCGCCTTCGCGGTGCCATGGTAGGTCTTCATGGTCAGGGAGTTGGGGTTCTGGTTTTCCTGCCTGATCTCAATTTTCCCAGCCCATTCGGGGCAGACAGCCTCCAGAGCTTGGACAATGAGATGTTGTTTCGTGAATTGCGTCGCCGTTGTTACGCTTCCGCTCATTTTGTAACTCCTTATTGTGGATCGTCCCCCGCACGGGGGCTTAAAACACTCATTCTACTTCGAAAGCCCAAGTTCCTTCAAGATTTTCGCTATGTAGCTGGCGGGGATGGCGGCGTTGAGCCCGTACAGTCCCTTGTCGGAACCGACTATCATGGACACCATTCCAACCACCTTACCGTCGTTGTACGTCAGGAGCGGCCCTCCGGAATTGCCGGGAAGAACCTGAGCGTCCGTGAAGATATACCTCGGAGCGCCCTCGTACCAGAACACCGACCTGTCCAACCCGCTGATTATACCGTCCGAAACGTTGTTCTCGAACCCCCTTGGGCTGCCCACGGCGAAAACCCTGTCCCCCTGCTGGAGCTGCGAACTGTCCCCGAGGTACAAGGCCTCAGAGGCCATTGCCGACTTCAGTATCGCGATGTCCTTCTGGTAATCGATATGGACGATCTCGGCCGGTTCCGCTTGGTTCTCACGACCGACGCTGACGGCTCCGCGGTTTTCGGGGCTTCCCTTGGGCATGTTGAACTTGTCGTACCTTTGGACGACATGTGCGCATGTCACAAATATTCCTCCACCGAGGCAGAAGCCGGCTCCGATTTCGGTGGACTCGCCGACCGACGACCTGATCATGACGCACGACTGCAGAGCCGCTCCGATGATGTCGGTTCCTGAAATAACCTGTGCGAATCGCCTTTCGAGTATCCTGACGGGCAGTTTCCTCTTTCGCAATTCCTCTATGGCGACCTCGTGGCTCGGGAAGACCATATCCTTGCCGCCGGGCATATGGGCCACCCACAATTCCTCGGTTGGTTTCGCATCGTTTGTGGAGTCGCGGTTGCGCTTTTCCTGAAGCCTTTTTGTGATGGTATATTCGTCGCCTTCCTCGCGATATGCCTTATCAACGTCCTTGTTGTGGGTCTGCCTGTCTTCCGCCCACTGGCCGCGGCTGTGGACGTCAACCGTTTTCCCCCTGTTGAAATTGATGATATCCTGGATGAGGTCAGTTCCGCCGAATGCGGGGACGGCTCTGGACCTTTCGGTGGTGGGGTTCAGATCCTTGCCCTCGAACGGAGTAAAAGTCCATGCTGTTTTGTAATTCAAGTGTCGTTCTCCGATCACAATTTCCTGAATTGTTTTTCTCAGAGAACTGAGCGAAACCCTTGCCAGACCCCAACGGATCGGCACATACTCCAGTCACAAGAGGCGTCCCTACAACTCACCGACCGATCTCTATGAAGGCCGGATGTTTTCCCCCGTCCTCTTCGGCGGGCGGGGCGGAGACATCTTTTTTGCCTTCGCTCTTGGTTTCCTGTTTGGCTTCGGGAGCGGGTGGCTCGTCTATGAACCGAGGCTGCGACGTGTTGTGCAAACCGGGGTTCATCTTTGTCCTGACCGCCTGACCGTGATCCATTATGGTGGCCTCCCTGCCCATCTGGTCGCCAGCGCTTGCTGTCGTGCTCTCGTGGTTGAAAGGCTGATCAGCTTCTTCGTCGGCCGGATTCTTTTCCTCTTCGGCCTTTTTCTCCACCTGTTGGGCGGGCGGTTTCGTGGTTTTCGGACGTGGTTCGCCAACCAACAGCATACCCATGTTGACCAGGCCTACAACATCTGGGTCGTCCCCATCTGCCGAGTTCCTGATTATGGCTCCTTCGGGCGGGATGACCAGCTTCAGGCTGTTGATCATGATCCCGCTTTTGGTTAGGTTCCGTATCTCTACTTTTCCGCTTTTGGCATCCATCGAACACCTCCTAATGGTTTGATCGGGATTATACAACTAGATGGCTGAAAAATCGTGACACCGTGTATAATCAACCCCATGGATAAAGGATCTGCACACACGTTTGTGAACGGGGACTTCAGGGTCAACCCCCCTCCCGCCGACACCACCCTCATGATAGCAGATCCAGTCTACAACACAAAGATGGTGCACGACATCATTGATCTTGCCATCTCCCGCAACATGCCGTCGTGCATCTTCATGTACCCCGAGGATCTGGTGGGCCTGACAAACCGCCCCCACCAGCTGGGCTACTGGGTCAAGCCAGTCTCCACAAAAAACTCGTCAAGGCATTACAGCCGTTTTGTGGAAGCCATCACATTTTGGTTCGTGAAGTTTCACAAGGAGTTGCATTGGTCGAACCGCACTGGGATATTCACAGACTGCCTGATATCAAATGCGGAACACCAGTGGAAGAAGCCAGAAAGCCTCATAGAGAGGCTGATCTTGAACCACTATCCGGGATACGGTACGGTATATGACCCGTGTGCGGGGTCGAAGACGGTTGAAACGGTGTGCCGGAGGTTAGGCATACCGAGCTTCAGCGTGGAGATAGCTATACCGGCTACCCGTCAGGATGCGGAAGAACCCGACCTGTTCAACGCTTGAGAACGGCTTCGGGAACAACAAGCGTCAGCTTGCCTTTTTTGAAGTCCAGAACCATGTTGCCGCTGATGGCCTTGAGCGAAAGTTCGGGGAACTGGCTCTTCAGCCATATGACCGAACGCTTTTGGGCTTCGTTCGCGTTCTTGAAGGCCATTGGATCGAACGACGAATCGACTTGAACCATGTTGGTTCCGCCCGCATCGAAGACGTTGATGTTGCCAAGATCGAAAAGGGATTCGTCAGGAGATTCCTCCACGCCCTCTTCTCTGCCGATCTGATCAAGCTCCCTTTCGGTGGCTGTCCCGACATCCGGAACCTCCTCGATCATTTCCTCTTCGCGCGGATTTCCTTCCTTCCCGGTATAGCCGATGTCGAAGTCCTCGAGGTTGAAGCCGCCTTCCTGCTCGGGAAGGAATTCCTGCACGACATCAGCAACGTCCTGCTTGCCGAGCGACCTCGGAGCGATGACGGGTGCGTCCCTTCCCTCAGTCTCTTCTTCGATGGGGAAGTCCTCGATGTTGGTGTGCCACGTCGGAGAATAGATGGCTGTCTTGGTTCCGGCGGTCCTGAGGCCGTCCTTGCCCTTCACGAGCGGATATTGGCCGTCCTTCTCGGTTGTCGAGGCGGCTTCATACTTTTCCTTCTCCATGGTTTCGCCAGCAAGCCGCTTCTCTTCCAACTTGCCGATGTTACCCGCCGAGGCTTCGCTGTTCCTGTGTTGAACCAGCTTGCTCTTGCTGTCGTCCAACAGACCTTCGGTCAGGCTTTCGGCCGACCCAGTCCTGACCTTCTCCAGCCTCGCCTCCATGAGCTTGGCGTCGCCATTGACGCGATCCTTGTCCAGCTGGACTTCGGTGACCTGCGTCGGGGTGTCCATAACGGGCTTCTTCTCCCTCAGCTGCAGTTCGGTGTGTACGACGCCTTTGTCGCTTTTCTTCGCAGCGACATGCTCAAGATACTTCTTCAGGTTGAATGTGATCATTTTCATATCTCCGGATCATCCCCTAACGGGGGTTATTAAACCATGGTTACTTGTGTTATTTGTTCTGCGATCCTGTCGTCTTTCCCTTCCAAAGCCGAGGAAATTCCTTTTATCGCATCCCGGTATAGACGGTCAGGACCTCAGGGAGCCTAGCGTGATGGTGGCCGGAGGCCATGAATGCCGCCCCGGCGAGGCAGTCTGCCATGTCGTCGGTAGGGCAGTCACCCCTCTTGTCGGCTCCGATGCTCATCCCCCTGGCCGTAGGCCGGTATTTCAGGTTCCTGAGCTCCGTCATCAACAGCTGGTCGTCATAGAGCCACAGGCCCAGCTCTGGCTTGGCCATGAGATCCTTCAGGTTCTGGTATATCCTGTTCTTGTAGCCTCGGTTGAAGGTCGTCTGCCTTGTGTTGAAGCCGTTCCTCTGGAGCATCTGAAGGCTCCCAATCGAGTTCCACTGGTCGAAGGTTACAAGGATGGGATTGAACTTTCGGCACATGTCGAGGAGGTCGGCTTCAATCTTCTCATAGTTAAGGCCAACGCCCTGGCTCTCGGGATCATATGCCTTGGTCATGGCGAGAATCACCCTCGGTGACAGGTTTCCACCAGAGTCGTGGTATACCGTTTTCCTAACTATGGCGACGCAGTACCTGTCTGCCGACAGGCCTGGGTCGACGTGCATATAGTATTCGCATCCGAAGACAGGTTCGGTTTCAGGAGCCAGATCAATCTTCAACGTCTTGGCCAGGAGCTCCTCCGGGAAATAGATGCCGTACACGCCCCCCTCTGGCCATTCGGCTCCGAACTCGACATCAAACCCGTCGGGATCCAACTTCCTGAACTTTGTGAGTTCTGGGTCGTCATACGGCTTGTTCGGGTTGAAGTCCCATGTCGCCATCTTGAACGACATCATCCCGTCGACCTCGAAGCTGTTCTTCCAAAGCTTGTAGAATATCCCCGTCTTCGGGCCGGGGGTCGATATCTCCACGATCAGGCCGTCGCCGCGCGATGCGAAATCGTGCACCGACGGTGCCAGAGCCTCATAGAAGTCTGTTCCGGAGATCTTCTCGGACTCGTCGTAGAACGCAAGCTCGTCGAAGATGAGGCATATCACGGTGTAACCGCGCAGGGAGTCAGGATTGGAGTGTCCGCACACAATCACAACCGATCCCTCGACGGGCACGGTGTCTTCGGACTCCTTCAGCTTCCTCAAGTCGATGTCAGTATAGAGCCTGATTTCGTCGGAAGTAACCTTGGCTATCTTCTCTCGGAAGAATGGGCTGTTCCTGAGCCTGGCCTTGATCTGAGCGAACAACCTTCCGGCCTGTTTGCGGGACGTCGCCACGTTCAAGATGGCGATTTCCTCGTCGTAGGCTATGCCGTAAAAATTGTACGGGTCGCCTTTGCCGACCTTGAGCAGCTTGTAGACCTCGTACGCCGAAATGATGCTGGCTATCACGGTCTTGCTGGCTCTCCGCCCGAGAACCAGCGTCAGCTCAGACACCCTCCTTCTCACGCCGCCCTTCGACCGATCATGAAGCATCTTGAGGACGTTGTCCTGTTTCTTGTCTTTTAGCCACTGCACCTCCTCGTCGGTGAGTTGAAGATCCTCGTTGCCCCTTGACCCCAAATACAGACACTTTAGAACCACCCGTTGCGATATGAACAGGTTCAGGTTGTTGGCAGGAAGGTTCAGCAGGTCGGGACGTTCGCAGAACTTGACGATGTCCACGATGTCGTCGGACGACGACGCCTGCTCAACAAGCCCGTGCGACACCTTCAGTTCGGCTATGGCGTCGCGGATCGTACCCTTGGGCGACAACGTCTTGTTTTTCTGCGGTCGTTTGCCGGTCTTCATGCGGACTCCGTGAAATATATCTCGTTCTGAGAGCAGGCCACCGATCCGATCCTGCCTTTTGACTCATAAAGCGTCCGTAAGAGTTGGGCGTTGGGGTCAAGAAGGCGGATGCTGTTCCCGCAGTCTATAAAAGCCGCCTTGCCGTCTATGGCACATATGCCCTCTGGCCTGACCATCCTGGCCGTAGCGGCGTCGCCGTCAGATTTCGATTTCTGCATGGGATTGCCGAAGACGCGGACATGCCCCATCCCCGACGGGTTGACGACGCGGATCGCGGCGTTGCCCGAATCGCATACGCAAAGGAGCTTGTTTGACATAACGCACACTCCGCCTGGGGAATCCAACATGGATGTCTGGAGGGATGGGGCTATGGAAAATCCCCTTGTTCCGTTCCCTCCGACAAGCCTGACCGCACTGTCTTCGCACACCGCGAACAGGCAATGCGAGTCGTCGGCCGTTACAAGAACGGCACCGGGGATCTGGCATATCCCGTTCATCCTGTCAACCGGAACGTCATCCTGCTTGTACCTGCCGGAAAAGGCGTCAACGCCCCTCTTGCCGGCAAGCGGCCTGACAACGGTCGTGACGATGCCGACTTCCCAAGCGACCCTGCCCAAGTCATCCCTGACGATGGCCGAGAACCCGTCCGCCGACACGCACAACCCGTTAGGCTTCCCCGGTCTGGGAACCCTAAAGAGAATCCTGTCGTCCTTGAGGCAGAACCTGACTGACCTGTCGGCGAAATTGGCCGACAGGAGGTCGCCGGTCTCCTTGGAATATGCTATGGCCACAACACCGTCGTCAAGATCCCTGACGAACGTGGGCAGTGCCTCCGAGATCGGGAGTTTGAAAAGCTTTTTCATGGGACGCTGGCTCGGCTTCAAGACGGCATGGGTGAAATCTCTATGTCCTTGTCGGTGAGGACAACTTCTCCCAGGCCCCTCATGAAGTCAACTGTGACATCTGCGTAATCCCTTTTCGGGGCGACTTTTCTGACCGTCCCGGTTCTTCCATAGTATGTCGGCAAATCCCTGTTGGTGCACCTGACCTGCGTCTCGTCGGGCTTGAGATCGCCATCCTTGAACCTAGACGAGGCCGTTTTGGCGCCGTTCGTTTCCGATGCGAACCAAGACGCGCCGTCATTGGATGGCGACACCCTGATGCGGCATTCCGATCCGTCCGAGACCTTGAAAGCCATCATGTCGCCGCATCCCGATCCCGAAAAGGCCGGTACGGCAACGGCGTCCGCGTCGCCGATAAGGACGTGTCCAACCGCCGAAACGACTGGCTCCCAATATTTTTCAAGGAATTCGGCCGACCCGTATGAGCACCTTTTGTGGGTGGACTGTGACGGCACGATCCTCTTCAGCAGCAGCCTGTCGTCGAACTGGAGTGAAACAACATCCCTCACGCCACCGTCAACCGGCTCCGAAAGGCCGACTTCGTATCCGCCGTCTGGATGCCTTGTCGCCAGCCCAACGAAGACTTCGGGGTGGGCTGGCTGCACGGCGCACATAGCCGCCTCCGCGAACGCCCTGACGGCGGACTCTGCCAAGCCGTCGCGTATGGCTTGGTGTCCGCAGGAACATGACTGTTTCACGCTTCCAGTCGAACCCAAACCGGCAGGCGGAATGGCCGCCGCCGGCATCGCCTCGGGAAGTTCAGGCAGGGACAGTTCCCCGTTTTCCTTGCCCTCTTCGTCGGGGTCTTCCCCGGTGACCTGCTTCCTCATGTCCTTGATTTTTTCCACAAGGTCTGCAAGCTCTTCGGTGTTCTCGTCTTCCTCGACCTGCTGAAGGACGCTTTCTATGTTGGCGACGATCCCGTCCATCTCGCTGGCCAATATCTCGCCCTCCTTCTCCTGATCCTCAGGATCCATTGATTTCCAATCGGTAACGCGCTCACCGACGATGTTGACCTGGTCGTTGTAGAGGGAAACGGTATTCTCCTCGGATCCCAGAAGGATGGGGGTGCTTTCGATGGCGGTTCGGTAATGCCATGCCTTTTTCGCCATGACTATTGACGGCATGGATCTGACAAGCCTGTGAGCATAGGCGTGAGCCTCACCGTAGGTTCCATAGGTCGACGGCAGTCCGTTCACAAGGAAGAAGTCTTCCTGCGACTGGAAGAACGCTCCGGGTTCGTCGGAAGGATTGTCTCCGGCCGCGAACACATATCCGCCATCTGTTTTGGCCACGGTTATGAACATAGTCAGTAAAGCTCCGCTTCTTGATTCTTCGCGTATTATACCCCAAATCCCTTCCATACCGGCCGGCATCAGACAATGCGGCCAAGTTTCGGGAGAGGTGTGGAATGGAGGTCCTCCATAAGCAGGAAGGGGGCTTGTGACAGGAATTCGCAGGACGGCTTGACAAAGTCGTCGTAGACGGTGTCGCATGTCGGAGCCGACTGCAACGACGCAAGGATGGCAGACCCCTCGTCCGCCTTTTGTCCCATGCCAGCGTTGCGGAGCCTCTCCACTGTCTCGGAAACGTCGTCAATCAGCCTGAGCCGCCAAGGCTCGTCCCTGATCCACTGGGGGGTATCCAGGAACCTCATATCCATAAGCCTTTCCCTCCTCGGCAGGGACTTCGCGACCGGGACGCTATGGCAGGTGGCGATGATCTGGCTCTCAGGGAAGCACTTCTCCAGACTCTCGATGACTGAAATGTGGCGTCCGACCTCGACATGCATCGTGGCGTTGTCAATGAGGATGATGGACGGCGGGATGTCCTTGTTGAGGATCGTGGAGAAGCACTTGGCTATCTTCCTCTCGCCGGAACTGCACTGACGTTGCGTGAACACGTCGTTGCCCTTCCTGATCCTGAACCCCATAACATATTCCTTCAGGGACTTTTCGAAGTTGCTGTCGGAGCTCATGCTGAAGATAGTGTCGTCCTCCTCGACTGGGAAGCCGGTAATGGTGGAGAAGAGCTCCTTGAATGCCGGCCATCTGCTCCTCTTGAGCTGGAACATGTGCAGCTCCATGTCGAACCGAGCGTAAAAGCAGTAGTTGATTATCCTTGCGTGGACGAACTCTGGGTGCGTTGACACCGGCCGGATCTGGTTCAGTTCGACGGTATATGTTCCGGACTCGTTTCCAGAGACGATTTGGAACGTCCCCCTGAGCATCATGTGCGGCTCTTCCCTGAGCTTCAGAAGCTGAACGGGAGTCATGTTCGTCACGTCGTGCACCGACTTGCACATGAGGCCGAAATATCTCTGCTCGTCGTATTCCGAAAAGTTGGAGCACAAGTTCTGGACGGCGTTCAGGATCGTGGTCTTGCCAGTCCCGTTCGGCCCGACAAGGCACGCCAGCCCCATAACCCCTCCATGGTGCGTGAAGTCGACGACGACGTTTTTGTGTTTGCCGAAGTTGACGATCTCAAGCTTCTTCAGGCTGATCCTGGGCCATTCGCTCGAAGTCAACGCTTGCTGTTGTGGGGCGTCGTTTGCGTCGGCGGTCATTCATCGTCCTCCTCGGAGCTGACTTCCTCTTCCTCGGCTATCGTCTCGGATTTTGCCATGCCCGTCAAACCCGCCGACCCGGCCGTCTGAGGTATGCATTCGAGGACGCGGTCGTAGTCCTCGGTGAGTATCTGCTGGACGAGAGAAATGTGCATCTGCCACCTCGCCAGCCTTTCGGCGTTGTTGACGCTCATCCCGAAGTCTGTGTGCTTGCAGTTGCAGATGATCTTGTCATAGAGCTTGGGGTCGAATCCGGTGAGTATGCCCGCAAACGTCTCGACGTTGTTTCGGACAAAAAGCTCCCCGACGAAGTTCACGAAGAACCTCGTTCTGAGAATGGGGTGCTTCAGGTCGTTCTGCGTTATCCCCAGATCGTCAAGGTTGGCGGAAAAGACGACGTCTCCGTTAGGGCTGACGTCCTCCACCCTGATTTTCGCCGCCGACTTAACGACCTTCGACAAAATGTCCCTCATACTCGGCTGCTTGCACAGTTTGTTCATCGTTTTCTCCAAAGCGGATGAAATAAAACGTCTCGCACGCATTATACAGCCTGTCGGGTTAAACCGCACCGGACTTGCATGGCTGGGGGTCACTTCGGAGGAATAAGGCGTGCTGTGAAGGAAAGAATATCCAGTGGCGGTTCTCATTTCCGGTTCATTGTCTATGAAAATCACGGTGCTTTCAAGCAGATTCGCAGGCAAAACCCCAAGCCAGCTTGTGGAGATGGCGAGGAACTCCCCATCTGTCACAAGGGACGTTGTTGGCCACGTGTCTTCGTATTCTTGGCCGCCGAGGGAGGCTCTGAAGCTGTTCATCAACCTGTACCGAGAACAATCCGTAGCCGACGTTCCGGAACTCACAAAGGCCTCATTGAAGCTAATCAGGCAGAATATGTCCAACCTTGACCGAGGTGCTCTCCTGGCGCTGCTGAAGGAGATACTGAGTCATTGTGACCGAACCGGAAGCTGCGACCATTCCGACGAGTCCGCACTGCAGGCTATAGCCCTTTCAGACGATTCGGCGGGGATGGCGGCCTATATGTTCATGACCAACGGAACTCCCCTTCCCGTTGTTGACGCGATAGCACAGCAATACGGTCTGCTGCCGGAGCGGTGGCGAGGAGCTGAGGGTACTGGGATTTTCCGCATGTTTTTGGCACAAATGAAGGAATTGGAGGGGACCTACGGCATGGTCTGGAACAACAACAACAGCGGCATCGTAATCGGTAAGGCCGCCATGAAGAACGGATGGAGATCCAACCCGATACCTGCGCTCTTGGAATCCACGAAATATCATCCCGACTCCCTTGTAGCCATAGCCTACAATCCAACCGCCGTCTTTGGACGTGGCCTTCCAGAGAGCCAAACCCAGCCGGCACCGAGCTATGTCAGGAACAAACTCCTCTCCATGAAGGCTACGATGGGAAGCTTCACCAACATTGAGGCGATTCAGGCGATCCTGTCGTGTTCGGAAGACATCCTTACAGAGGATGCCGCCTCCATTCTTGAACACGCCGTCGTTGGTATGGCTGAAAACCCGTCCCTCTCCGAAATGGAAAGGGTCAAGCTCTACAGGAAGCTGATGGAGGATCCCCTGTCCCACCCATCGGCCGCCTCCAAGCTCAGACTTGCCCTTGCCTCAACTGGCTCCAAGCAGGTCTTCGATCTTATGGCTGATGACTTCATACGCAATCCAGTGTCGTGGAAGTCAGACAGTATAATGGCCTTTACCGGAAATTTGGACTTTTCTGTGCCAGCTTATGATGTTATCTTCCCGGTAATCGAATCGCATGGTCTGGAAGGATCCGCAGACGAACGTTTCTTGGCCTTCGCCAAAGCAATGCACGAGATGGGCAGCAACGAGAGAGCCGTGGAAATGCTGACGGAAATGCAGGAAGAAATGAGCGGAACCGATGTCTTCGGATCGTTCCCTGGAACGATTGCCGCGCTTGTCAAGACGGCCGACTGGTCCGACAAGAAGAAGGCGATCGTCATGATGTTCCTTTCCGTGATGATGGGGATGATGACGCTGCCGACGGCCATGAGGTCGTTTGGGGTGTCCGGAAGCGAGGTTGCACAGAACCTCGATCTGCAAAGGGACGCCGATATCCTCATCATGCGCAAGAGCCTTGACGACCTCAAGACGATGATAGCCGCGGAAACGGAGGCGGCGAAGCAAAGGTCTTTCGGTAAGCCAGCCCAGTTGGCCCCCAAGCCTCCGGCAAAGAGCGTCGAGTCGAGACCGAGACGCTGGTATGAGCCAGCCAAGGCGGAAGGAGAACCGAAGTCAACCAATGTGACACAAGAGCTCCTCAATACCGTTCTGTCATTGGAATACGACCCGAGGAAGCAAGTCAGCTCAAAAGGCGCCGCGGGCGACATGCAGCTGATGGAGCCCACGTGGAACGAACTGAACCGAAAGCATTTTGCCGGCAAGTACCCATGGAATAAATACCGGTTTGACAGCAAGGTCAACAGGATGTTCGGCCAACAGTACCTCGTGGACATCAAGACTTTCCTCGACGCCAACAGGGACAAATGGAAGACCGACCAGGTTCCCCTGATGCTCGCGTCGTATCACGGCGGGATAGGCAACATCAGCCGTTGCGGCTTCGATCCAGCCGTCATAATGAGGCATCTCCCCAAGACCTACGACTACATGTCGAGGGGAAGCAGCCTTATGGGATACCAAGAAATCCCGTTGTACGACTGAAAACCGTCCCATGGCCATTCCTCTGGAGTCGCTCCCATCGTTTATGTTTGCATTGCCGCATCAAGGGTTTTAGCCCCCTTCCCAAGAAGAAAGTCATTAAACAGCAAAGGGTTTTAGCCCCCTTCCCAAGAAGAAAGTCATTAAACAGCAATGGACCGCTATGGCTTTCAACAGATTGACAAGATATGAGAAGGGTTATGTGTCCTCAGTGGGCAACTCCGGAAGCATAATCCTTGGCGAAAACGATCTCCTCAACGGCAAGGGCGGATATGTCGGAGGGAGCGTTGCCCTGTGCGGAGTGGCCGTTGACCCGTCCGGCAACATATACTGTTCCGATTCCGTCAAACACATCATACTCAAGATCGAGCCCTCGGGTAGGGTGTCAACATATGCCGGCAAGGCTGGCGTCTGGGGCAACAACGGAATGTCGGTGGTCACGGCATACAACGCACGGTTCAAGGATCCGGGTGGAGTGGCATGCGACCGGTCGGGCAACGTCTATGTTGCCGACGTCGGCAACAACCAGATCCGGAAGATTGACTCAAACAGGAACGTCAGCCTCCTGGCTGGCGACCCGACTGGCCTCGCTGGATTCGTTGACGGGTATGTGTGGAAGCCGTGGTATATCCCAGCCGAGCCGGGATCAAGTTCGTCATCATCCGGTCTGGGTGATTTGGCCATGTTCCGCAGCCCCTATGACGTGGCGGTTGACCCGTCTGGGAACGTCTGGGTGGCTGACACCAAGAACCACGCCGTCAGGATCATAACTGGCGAATGGGTCCACACGGTAGCCGGAGACGGGATCCCAGGAGACGTGATAGGCATGGGGAACGCGGCCCGCTTCAGGAAACCCTACGGCGTGGCATGCGACCGCTCGGGTCGGACGTTTGTCACCGACAGCGGCAACCACAAGGTGAAGACCATCACCTCCGACTGGTATGTCCACCACTTTTCGGGGAGCGGAGCCACTGGATGGCACATCGGGGACGCATGGACAAGCACCTACCAGACGTTGAAGTATTGCGACGTGGATCCAAGCGGAGACTTTTATGTCATAGACTACGATCCGCCGCCCTCCGTCAAGAGCAGGCTTTTGAGGATAAACAAAAACGGCGTCCCGGGGACGATCAGGACGTGGACGGGGTCGCCTAACTACGTCATCGGCGTCGCGTGCAACGTCTCAGGGTCTCTGTATGTCGCGGAAGGCTCCGACCCGGAATTCGAGTCAAGCTCGTCGAGCTCGTCCGCATCATCCAGCACGCTGGTTATGACGACGAGCTCAAGCTCATCGGGATCGTCGTCAAGCTCCAGCACGCATGCCATGTCCACCAGCAGCTCCGGTTCGTCCCTGTCCAGCGCGTCGTCAAGCTCCAGCACGCATGCCCTTCCGACAAGCTCAAGCCAGTCGTCGGAAAGCTCCAGCACGCATGCCCTTCCGACAAGCAGCAGCCAGTCCTCGGTGTCGTCGTCAAGCCAGTCGTCCCTGTCGTCGGCGTCGTCATCAAGCCAGTCCTCCGAGTCGTCCTCAACCCCGTCCTCCGAATCGTCGTCCAGCCTGTGCCATTATGACTTGGCCCCCGACGAAGAAGTCAATCTCCTCTGTTCGACGTGCAGCGTCCGTTACACGGGGGGCGAAGGAACCACCGGATATGTCGTCAAGAACTTCGTCAACTTCCAAGTCGCCAACGAGGGCGGGTCGTTCGTCTGGGACGCCGACGACGCCCAAGGCGGACGACACGTCTTCACGTTCGTCGGAGAGACGATAACCCGGAGCGCCGGGGCGGAGTTCTTCGACGTGAAGTGGAGCGGGTTCGGAAGCCTTGTGTTTGTCGTGAAGACAACCCCGTCGCCAGGAAGCTCAACTTCGTCGTCCAGCAGTTCCAGCTCGTCGTCAAGCTCAAGCAGTTCCAGCTCGTCACAGAGCTCAAGTTCGTCCGGAAGTTCGTCATCCAGTTCCAGTTCCTCAGTCAGTTCGTCATCGTCGAGCTCCAGTTCGTCCGTCAGCTCGTCCAGCTCAAGCTCATCTTCCAGTTCCAGTTCCAGTTCGAGCTCGGTCAGTTCCTCAAGTTCCAGCTCCAGCATTTCCAGCAGTTCGTCTTCTTCCAGCTCCAGCGTCTCCAGCAGTTCGTCCTCTTCGAGCTCCAGCGTCTCCTCAAGTTCCAGCTCCAGTTCGTCCGTCAGCTCGTCTAGTTCGAGCTCGAGTTCCAGTTCATCGAGTTCTGTCAGCTCGTCCAGTTCGAGCTCCAGCGTTTCTTCCAGCTCATCGAGTTCGAGCTCAAGTTCGTCCGTCAGCTCATCCAGTTCTAGCGTATCAAGTTTGTCATCCCCAAGCTCCCACAGTTCGGCCAGTTC